AAATACAATATCACTCCTTTTAGATGCAGCCTCTATAACAGCTTGTTGAGCAAATGAAATGTCAAAATTATCACCTCCATACCAACCAACTACTAACTTATCTTTAATCTTAAAAAAATCTTTAAAATCTTCTTTAATCTCTGGTAGATTAACCATATGGGGTACAAATAGAGAGTTTTTGCCATGAGCCTCAGCTAACCATTTTGAAATGTAAGCATATACATCTCCATGAGGATCGTATGATGGAAACACAACATGAACTAAATTCTTAGCATTTTTATGTAATACACCATCATTAGTACCAAATTTTAATACATACATGTAATCACACTCAATATTAGATAATTCAGCTGTGTCCTTACACATAATAACTTCAAACCTATCATTAAACTTATTATAACTTTTTAATTCTGATGATGTTAGAGATGCTATGATAGATTTATTTCCTAAAATAGTTTCATTGTAATAAGCATAGTCATATGTAGCAATACTAGTTCCCCTCTCATTTAAATGAGGATCAAAGAATAAAACTTTTTTCATTATACTTCTAATAACGGTAATAAATTTTTTAGTTTTTCTATTTTATCTAGATTGTTTATTGTACAGATATGATCACAAGGATAGTCATTATTTATTTTAAAGATCTTATATCCAAATGACTTAATATAATCTAATAACTGGTCTGCATTTATACCAAATTTAATTAGTTGATGTGGTTCAATTTCAATAAATAGATCAGGTTGAAATTTACTTAAAGTATCTTTAGCTCCTTGAAGTGTAAATAATTCATATCCCTGAACATCTATTTTGATAAAATCTACACTTACCATATTGATGCTATCTAATGAGTAAACAGCTACTTCTTCTCCACCATTTCCCACAGATGTATCTCCAATGTTTACCCAAGGTAGTTCATAATTCACAGAACTCATAGTAGTTGATGATATAGAACCATCTCCTAAGGCTGCTTGGAAAGTAATTGCATTGAATATGTTATTTAATATTAAATTACCATTCAGTTGTTGATGGATAATTCTTTGTGGTTCAAATGCTATAAGCATTCCATTGGGTCCTATTTCTTTCCCCATTAAAACAGCATTGTATCCAAAATTAGCACCGCAATCAACGACTGTATTTCCTAGTTCAATTAAATTAGAAATAACAGTCTTAAAATGAGGTTCCCATAATCTACCACTTTTAATATGTTGGGCAATAGCATCATTCGGAAAAATGATGAAAGTGCCGTCTTCATTTTTAAATATTTCTGAGTTCATAGTGTGTTATAAAAATTATTTTGTTTTTCTTGTCTAATTATATCTTTTGGATGGTATAGGCATAATTCATCTATTAGAGGTAAATTACAATACAATCCAAAACCATCTAATCGTTCATGAACTTTATTTATCCATTTAATATTTTTCTTATTTACCCATATTCTCCATTGGTAGTCTGGGAAATTAACTCTACTATTTTGTACATTCCATCCCCACTTTCTAATATGTTCTTCTGTTAGTCCCTCTACTGTATTAATTCTAGGAACTAGAAATACATCAATTTCAGGATTATGTTCAAGAAGAGCAGGTAAATTTTCAATTAGTTCTGGGTGTGGATATTCATCTGCATCTATTTGAAAGATATAGTCGCGTGTGCAATGTTCGCTAAGATTATTTTTAAATGATGCGAAGTCGTTATTTAGTGTAGCATATACTCTATGGTATTCATATTGAGCTCCTACATTATAATGTTCAGCTACCGCCCTAACTTCAGCAGTAGCTGTTATATCTAATTGAACCACTATCTCATCTTCAAGACGAATACTTTCGTTTAATTGATTTAATAGACGTTCTAATTCAACATGTTCATTACAGGCTGTAATTGCATAACTAATTGTAGGCATATTTATTTTTGATTAAAGTAACCAATATATTCTAACGCATCCATAAACTCGGATTCTATATATTCTTTTTTAGTAGACATATCAGGTTTATCTTCTTTAGATTGAATGGCAGACCATTTCCAATCTTCAATGGTTTTACCTTCAGCAAATACCATTGCTTTATTTTCTAATATTACAGACATAGGATACCAATATAATCCTTCAACACTTTTAAATCTAAGTGCTTTATATAATTCAGGTAATACTTCCTCTGTTGTTTCTATATTTTTTTCTGTAAGGGTTGAATTGGATGTGAAGCCACATCCAAAACAATTCCATACAATTAATTTATCATTTGATATTTCACTACATGCATTTGAACTGCATTTAGGACATACTGTAAGTAATTCTTTCATAATTTAAGTTGTTATTTTGATAAGTATAAACTACGGCTCCTGTATTACTCTGCATCATCTACTTTTTTAAGTTTAGGTAATTCAATTTTTTTAAGCTGAGGTAGTTTAAGTGCTACTTGTTTAGGTATCTTTGTATCAATTATTGAATTTAATTTTTCAGCCATTTTATCTAAACTAAATTCTGTACGTGAACGATAAGCTTGTTTCTTTGCCCCATCAATGTACTTTTTATAATTTTTATAAACGTCTGTTAATACAGCAGATGCTTTCTCATAATCAACAGTAAACCATCCACTTTCAGGTAATAACATATCTTTTACTACTGCGGAGTGATGAATTTGTTTTATTTCACCCGCTAATAATACAGACATATCTTTATCTAAGAAATCAATTTGTCCACTCCAGTTAGGAGCAATTACTGGTTTCTGGCTGATAGTAGCTTCTAATAATGGTCTGCCATATCCTTCACCTTTAGTAAATGATACGTGTGCTTTTACTTTAGGATGGTTATATAGTTCATTTACTTCTCCATCTGTTAATTCACCATGTAGCAAGTAAATATTTGGTAAATCTTGATCACCTACTAATAGTCTTAATCTTTGAATTTTATCTAATATTTCATCTCGGTCCATTACAGAATAGGTAGCAGTAGAAGTTTTCATAATTAGTCCAGGTTTTTTACCTTTTCCTTTAAATGTTTCAAGGAATGTTTTAACTAACATACCTGTGTCTTTTCTATCTTGTCCTAATTCACCTTGAAGCCAATGTCCAACATATAGGAAATTAAAATCTTCTTGAATAGTATCTAATACTTCCCATACTTGACTCTCATTTATAGCATCTATTTTTTCGTATATGCTAGTGTCTACTCCTTCAAATAATACGTCAACTGGTTTTTCTAGTTTAATAGTTTTAATTAGTTGTTGAGTAGCTTTATCTCTCTGTTCAAATGCTGATACTTCAAATACTCTTTTAGCATGTTCAGAGGATACTAATGTTAAATCCATTTTATTAACTCCATCAATCCAAGAAATATCACATAGTGTTGTTTCAATTCCTGCTGTAATACCAATATTATATCTTCCTATTGCTTGGAATTCATTTGGTACTGTGTGTTGAATCCAAATGTCTGGTTGTTTTGGTAATTCATTTGATGATAATATACAGTCTAATATCTGTTTATCTTCAGCATTGTCTGCTTTTAAAAATCCAAAAGGCGTATTACCCCATCGTTGTGATAGGATCTTTACCTCGTATTTATCCGTCTTTAAAAGCGATTTAACTATATCTCTTGCGCGAGCACCATATCCACTATATGTGTCTATTGGGCAACTTATAACGATTAATTGTTTCATATTATTTTGCTATAACGTATTTATTGTAATGTTTTGGTTGTTTTGGAGTTTCTACTTGAATTAATTCAAATGAATGACGTGGTTGCCAGTTAGCGAATGTTTCATCTATACCATCAATTATATTCTTACACATCCATCTTGCTGACTGCATTGATTCATCTGATGTAACCCAATCTCTAGCTGCTTTACAAACTTCTTCATATGTTTGAAATCCTCTAGTATGAGATCCATACTCTTCGATTTGATTTGTTTTTAAGGCATATACCTCTTGAATTTGTTCAGCAATATCGAATGGTTCTGCTCTATCATCAAAGATATAAGGGGTTGGAATTGAACCTACAATTGATAGGTTAGATGGGAATACGGGAAACGCCCATTTACCATGTTTTTTATATTTACCTCTATGGTTAGAACCGAATTCTTCAGTGAATTTAACCCATTCACCATTTTCATCTTCAAAACGCATTTGGTCTTGCATTCCGCCTGTTACTGTTGCTATGATTGGTTTACCACACATCATTGCTTCTGTTAATGATAATCCCCAACCTTCATTACTACTAACTAATGCATTCACATCTGTAGCATTATAGAGTAAATTCATCATGTTAGCAGGATACTTATTCTGATCAAATATGATGTTATATTTCTCTTCATATCCAAATAGCATATCTTTTACTGCTTGTAAGTCAGTACCATTTTCATCTGCGATTTGAGTATGTAATACTAAAGCGCATTTTTTAGCTTTATCTTCTGGAAGTTCATCAATGAATATCTTCCAAGCTAACATTAAATCAGGAACCGATTTACGACGGATGTTACGCGCATTATATAATACAGTAAAGTCGTACGATTTATTTCCATATAATTGTTTTTTAAATTCTTGCAAGGATAAATATTCAGTATGTTCAGTAGTAATAGGAAAGAATATACTTTCATTAATACCATGAGGAACATATTTAATTACTTTCTCAGCTGATAATTCTGGTCCTAATACTGCTCTATTTAGATTTTCAGTTTGTTTACTGATTGCTAATAGGGCATCACATGACTCATAGTATGGTTTATTATACATGGGATAAGGTAAATCGTCCCATATATTTAAATATATAATAGGCATTTTCTTTCTTATTTCATGCTCCATTTGAAACAACCAAATCCAATATCTTGGATCAGTAAACATCATTAGTGCATCTGGTTTTTCTAATGCTATCATCTGTTTTAGAAATGTAGGATCTCCATATCCATTAATAGGATACAAATATACACTAGCATCTGATATTCCTGCATGGGTATTGGTATCACCATTAATATCAAAGCGTTTACCTTGATCAGGGTGATTAATAGCTCCACCTACATTTACCCAATTAAAATGGTGGGCAGTTCCAATAACCATTTCTCGCGCCATTGTTGAGATACCAGATGTCATTCTAATATCATCACATAGTAGTAAGATTTTCTTACGTTTTGATTGCTCAATATAACCTTCTTTCATTCGTAACGTGTTTTAAATTTTATAAACTTCCTGTTAATTGTGTGTCTAGGGTATTGTGAATTGTTTTTCTCCATTCTTCATCTGTTAGATATAGAAACATACCGCGTTCTGTTAATTTTTGTACGCTGAATTTGTATCTAACACATGCTATTTTAAATTGTTCGAATAAGTCTTCCGGTATTTTTACCGATGTTAATTGCATCTTTGCCATAATATTATATTTGATATAAATATATACGTCTATATGGAAACCGCATTCTTATCGCAAAGACTTACATCATCTTTGTAAGGACACCATTTACAACTACTCTCACCTACATTTTTAAGGTAAGACTTTATTTGTGGTTTTCCACTTTCATCGAAGCAATCTTTAATGAAGTCTTGAAAGCTATCTACTGCGTTTCGTCTTTTGGATTTTCCACTAGCTGGTCTAAATGACTGAATCCGGGGAATAGGGTATTCAGCTTTTTCATAGATTTTTCGCTTAACGATGAAGAACTCGACTTCGATTTGCTCAACGTCAAATCCGTATTGTCTTGCGAAATACTCTTTGTATAGTAAGATTTGAGCAGTTTTTTTATCGTCTCTTTTTTCAGCGTCACTCCATCCACGCGTTGATGTTTTGATATCATATATAGTAACTTTTTTTAAATCTAGGTCATATACTGCAAAGTCAACGAATGCTTTATAATATAGGTTATTTGATAGTTTAAGTAGTAAAGGTATTTCTATTCCTAATAATCTTACATTACGGATAGTGAATATTTTATTTCTTCTTTTTTGAATCCAGATTAGCATTGCTCTTGCATCATCGAAGAAATCTCTCATTTCAGTAGGGCTACTAAAGTGAGCTCCAGCTGATTTATATTCTTTAGAATATACTTCTCTAAATCGTTCTTGGAATAATTCTTCTAAATCCATTTTATCAGAGGCAGCTCCACTTTCATTATACATTATTTTGAGATACTCTTGTAATGTTTCATGAAATGCCGTTCCGAATACGGTGTGGATACTAGCCTGATAAGGTTCTTTATTCTCAATGTATTTCATTGCCCATCTATGAGGACAAGTAGCCCACATAGAATATTGGGAATAAGATACTGAGCGTTGGTATGCTGGGTTTACTTCAGGAGGAATATATTTCTTAATACTTAATTCAATCTCTGTTAGTTTAGGCTTTGCCATATTTGTTTCGTATTAGCATTCCTAATTCAGTGTCGTTGGGATGTTTCTTAACTAAGTCTTGAATAGTATTTAAAGTAATGATCTCTTTCTTAAGGTATTGAGCCATGTCTAGAGCTTCTTCGTATGCATGTTGTAGCATATTTTGATGATCATTTTCACCTAGTGTGGTATTATATTTTTGTAATCCACGATCTGCTCTATGTTTTAAATCTTCCATCACTGCACATGTAATAGAGTCTTTAGGTAGCTGAGTAGCTACTTCAACTAGAGCCGCCATTAAATTCTTATCGAGAGAACCATACACTAGTTCTTCCATCAGCGATTGTGATATAGCTGATTTTACATTTATTGTACTGTTGTTCATAACATTTATTTTATATTGTTCTTGTTCACACAGATAGCAATAGTCTACTTGTGGTGATCCTTCCCATGAATGTAAATTACATTTCGCCATGTATTTGAGATGTGATTGTTTCTAATTCAGTTTTAGGAAGCATGTTTATATATTCTTTAGCTTCTTTTTTACTAACTTCAAAGTATACTTGTACCGCTTCTACCTCTTCAGGTTTATAATCTACCTTTTTAGATGCCTTAATATACTTAAGATACTTGTATTGTTTAGGAATAAGATCTTTATATAAGTTATATAGATTTTCTCCCTTCATCTGCCAGGTATTCTTCTGAACGATATTTACTACTTCACAGTAATCGGGGTCCATACTTAGGAAGCGATTGATCATCCAATTGTTCCATCCCTCGTCTCCCAGGTACGGACCCTTATTAGTGGTAATATTTTTAATATGGTCAAATATTGTTGACATTAATAATCTCTATTATTATCATTGAATTGGGTTGATGCTTTTTTCTGTGCTTCTTTCATATCAAGCTGTCCAGCTAAGTATTTTACTCGAGCAATTGCTTCATCTAAATTTTCTCGTAATTGAGAAATATAAGCATCTTGTTGTTTAGTAGCAACATTTAATTTCTGTATAACTTCTAACATTTGTTCTCTTTCCAATTCTAACTCTTCTTTTTTCATTTTAAGTTGTTTTATTTGTTTGAATATATTAAACATTGTTAATTATTTTCTTCTATAACTTCTACTTCATCAGTTCTTAACTGTAAAGGTAGGAATTCATTATTTACGTTTCCACACTTAGCGCATACGAATACTTGAATTGGTACTAATGCGTCTTGTGCTGTACCTGTTAAGAATCGAGATGCTTTTCTAAGCATCACTCCTTCTTGAAATACTTCACCTTTACATTCATTACATGATATTCCTGTTGTCTTATCTAGACTAATATTCATCTGTTGTTGTTCCATTATAATATTTGTTTTTTGTTTGTGTCTAATATTTTAGCGATTGCTGCTGCGAAGTTAATTTCTTTATCAGGTACTACTGATGACCTCCAAATGAAATCATCTAATATAACTGATAGATTAGCATCGTTTCCATAACTAAATTCAGGCATATGTTCAAACATATATCTATAAGCGATTTGAAAATCATCTACTTGCGAATCTGCTACAAGTTGGCGTATTTGAAACCAAGCATCCTTATCGCGTTTATTTAGTATTTGAACGAGTTGCTTACACCAGTTATCATCTATTTTATCTATTACTAATATATTTTCTCCTGATAAATGATCAAGTATAGTATTTTGTTGTAGTACTTTAATAATGGAGCGAATATCAGGGTAGAACATATTTACTACCTGAGCTATATCCTTCATTTCATACATTATCTTTTCAACATCTAATACATTAGTACAGATATGTTTAGCTACTCCACCTTTAGTTGGTGGTTTTAGGATATTGATTTCACAGCGGGACTGTAATGGTTCAATTAAACGCTCAATATAATTACAAGTTAAGATAAAACGTGTATTAATTGAATATTCTTCAATAATGTTTCTAAGTGCTGCTTGAGCAGGTTGAGTGAGGAAATCTGCTTCATCTAATATAATCACTTTAAGTGGATTAAATGAGGCTGATGATGCGAAACCTTTTACTTTATCTCTAATGATGTCAATTCCATTTTCATCACTAGCATTCAAGTATAGGTAATCACATTTAATGTTATTTACTATTAGCTTAGCTAATGTTGTCTTACCTGTACCTGCTGTTCCACTAAATATAAAGTGTGGTATATCGTTTTTAGCAATACAATCGGCGATGCGATCTTTGATCGCATCATTTCCGATATATTGTTCTAGGGTTTGTGATCTATATTTCTCTATCCAGAGTGTGTGCTGCTTCATAACTATATTTTTATTGTACTGTGAAATTACATTCCCATCTCTGCCATCCCAAAGTCTTCTACCTTTTTCTTAGTATCAGGTTTGTCATGGATTACACATTCTGTCATTAGTAATGTTACTGCTGCTGCAGCTGCATTTTCTAATGCTGAACGTACTACTTTAGTAGGATCAATAATACCTGCTTCAAAGGCATCTACTGCTGCTCCTTTTGCAATATTAGGTACTAGATCTGGGTTTTCGCTATGTATGTTTAAGGACATTAACCATTCACTAGCATCTTCACCTGCGTTTTCTAGAATTTGTTTAAATGGTTTTCCACAAGCTGCAAACACTATTGCTACTCCTTTAGATATATCATTTTTACCATCTAAATCCGCTTTAAGTGCTTTTCTAGCATTTAATAATGCTACTCCAGCTCCAGGTAATATACCTTCATCTAATGCCGCTTGTGTTGCTTGTAGAGCATCATCAAGGCGATCTTTCTTTTCCTTCATCTCAATATCCGTTCCTCCTCCTACATTGATAATAGCTACTCCACCTATCATTTTAGCTAGGCGCTCTTGTAGTTTCTCAATTTCATATGGTGAACTTGATTTGTCGATTTGTGCTTTTAATTCTAATACACGTGTTTCGATTGCTGTTGTATCTCCTTTACCATCAATAATTGTAGTTGTATCCTTACCTACAGTAATTGTACGTGCAGATCCAAACCAGGTTTTATTGAATTTATCTAATTTCATTCCCTTTTGAGGTGATACTACTGTTCCACCTGTGATGGTTGCAATGTCTTCTAAGATTAATAAGCGACGTTCTCCAAAGTCAGGTGCTTTAACAGCTGCTACCTTCAAAATACCTCTCATCTTATTTACAATTAATGTTGCTAGTGCTTCACCATCAATATCTTCAGCTATAATCAATAATGATTTATTATCTGATGATACTGATTCTAAAATCGGTAATAGATCTTTCACTGCTGAAATCCTACCATCTACTAATAATACTAATGCATCTGTTAGGTTAGCAGACATTGTGTTGTTGTCTGTTACCATGTAGTGTGACTTGTAACCTCTATCAAACTGCATACCTTCTACTACTTCTAAACTAGTTTCCCCAGTACGCGATTCCTCTACTGTAACGACTCCGTCTCTTCCTACTTTATCTAATGCTGTAGCTACTAATTCACCTATTTCAGCATCACCATTAGCTGATAATGTAGCGATTTGTTTAATTTGATCTTCGCTTTCGATAGGGCGAGACATTTTCTTTAATTCCGCTACTACTACTTTAACTGCTTGTTCGATACCACGCTTTACTTGAGTTGCGTTTGTTGATGGGTATGATGTAGCATCTAGAGCTTGTGAAGCGATTGAATGAGCTAATACGGTTGATGTTGTTGTTCCATCACCTGCTGCACTTACTGTTTTCTCTGCTGCTTGTTTAATTACTGTAGCCGCCATGTTTTCAATTGGATCTTCCAATGTAATGGTTCTTGAAACGGTAACTCCATCTTTAGTGGATGCTACTTGGCCATGTTCTTTTTCAATTAATACGTTACGTCCGAAGGGACCCATTGTAACGGATACTGCTTTGTTTACTTTGTCGATACCTGCTTGAAGCCTTTGTTTTGCTTCGCGGTCGAAACTGATTATTTTACTCATTTATATTGGTTTTAGTCTTCTAGAATTGCGAATATGTCTTGTTCTTTGTAGATTAGGTAATCTTCTCCACCTATAGAGACGCGTTGTCCTCCAAATGATGGAAATACTACTTTTTGACCTACTAATAGTGTGTTTGGAATTAAGATTCCATTCATGTTGATGATGCCGGGGCCTGTAGCGATAATTTCACCCATTAGTGGTTTTTCTTTACCGGCATCTGGTACGATGATGTTACCATACATTGTTTCGGTTTCATCTACTTGTTTAACCACGACGTGGTTGTGTAACGGTTTGATTGTCATTTGTAACTTTTATTTATTATAACTTTGTGTTTGCGTATATACGTATATGAAGATTATTCCTTACCGACGAGAATATATGAAGCTGTTACTCCTTCTTCGTTGATAAATTCTAGTTTTAATAATCCATCTACACTAATGCTTAGTTTACCTGCTTTAAATTCTTTGTTTGCTAATAGTATTTCATTGAATTCTACTAATGTAAATTTAGTTATTTTACCTACTCTACCATGTACTAGTGTTGGTAATGTAAAGTTAATTTTATTAGTGTAGCCTTCGGTTCCACCTAGTGTAAACTTCATTGCTTTTTCACCTTCAGCGTCTGTAGATTGTTCAACGATGAATATTTCTGTGTTTAATGCTTTTGCTGCTTTTAGGAAGCGAGATACGAAGTCAGTATCTACATCAGCAATCATATCATATTCTGGTTCTTCAATAGAGGGTACTGATGGAGTTAGCATTACATCGGCTAATGCATATTCTAGATTAAATTCGTTGTCTGCAATTAATAGCTTATTTGCTATTTTACCATGCTTTTCAACGTTTAGCATTAGGAAATGATCTGTAATACCGATTAATTTTAGTAGTTGCGATGTATCGTAGATACCAAATTCGCAATCTTCTAATTCGATGTTGGGAGCTGTAATTGTCCCTACTAGATTTTTCTTAGTAGCTAGGAATTTAGTCGTTAGTGTTTTGTCTTTGATATTGATTTTAACACGCTCTACTAATCCACCTAGATAGTATTTTTCGATAACGTCTTCTAAATATAACTTTTTCATAACTTAAATATATAACTTTTATTTTGATTTACCAAATTTTCCACCATGATTTCTTGGGTGTTAACCGTCTATCCAATATGAAATCTTTATTGAATAGTGTATTTGCAATTTTGTATATGTTATACCATTTGTCTTCTTTTACTCTATTCACCCCTACCAATACTGTTACTAATGCCGTCACCTCAGTACCGTCTTGCTCTATAATTTTAATAATTGTATCTACTCTTATTTGCTTGGTACTCTCGTTTAGACGGATCATTGTTAGCTGAATTTAAAGAATTTTAAGACTTTAGCGTTTAATACGGGGAAGTCCCAACCTAAATCACTGTATATGCCAGTTAACTTATTTAATAGTACTGAGTTAAATGCATCCTCTCTATCTACATACTTATCTATGAAGGATGTGATAAATTCAGGATCATTATATCCAGTAAAACCTATTACGTTAATGTTAAAGGGATTGGGCTTCAATGATACATATTTCATCTTATCGCCTTCTGTGAATCTTGTGAATGTTTTATCCGCTTTCTTGAATTTTAGCAAATCATTATAATATACTGCTGCCTTTGTGTTAATAGGTGCTTTTAATTTAAATTCACTGAATATTTCGCCTGGTGATGGACGTTTAGCGATGTATGAGTTTATTTGTTTAACGCCTGTTGGTCTTGCTAACTCGCTCCAGGGTAATTGATCTAGTGATGTTTTGAAATCTACTATACATTTATCAATTTCGGATTTGGGTTTACCAGCCATTATTTCTGTTAATAGTCCGTGTCCAAATTTCTTGTATAGTGGAGGCATATTTGATTTCATCATATCTAATCCCATCATCACCATTTCATCTACAGGTAGGCCTTCTTTATTTACAATTGCCATCGCATAACGACGTTTACCTGCAAAGTATCCTCGTTCAATGACTACTTCTTGTTTTAATTCTAAGTAATGCTCTCTATTATCTAGTATGTTAAATGTTTTCCTAACGAAGGTAGAAATATAATCATTTGCTGCTTTTTGTATTTCAGTTGTGATTTCTAAGATATTAGTTACCCATTCTTCTTTACTAGCAGTAGCTAGATCAGGATTACGACGTAATGCTAAGTCTTTAACTTGAACGAATAGTGAATCGGTATCGGATGTTACTACGTAATCTTTACCTTCAGTTTGTAATTGTGTATTTAACCACTTATTTACAAATATGATTGATTCTTGGATTAGTCTTTGTCCTGTTAATGTAATTGCTGAGGATATTATTTTATGTCCGTCTGTGTATCTCCAGCTGTTGATAGCATAGCATCCATAAACGTCATTTAATTTAATCTTATAAGCGTGTTGTAATCGATGGTAGAATTCATATTTAACTGTATCTCCAGCTTTATATGCTGCTTTCATCATGTTTTTATATTCAACACGCTTATTGAACCAATCAGTTAATACTTCACATACTACTGATGATTTAGTAGTTTGAAATATTGCACCTGATGCTGCTGTAATCCAAGCGTTTGCCTCTATCATGTTCAATATCTTACTTACTGCTACTTGTGAGCGAGATAAGGTAAAGTCTTCATTTAATCTTTCAATCACTACTAAGTCAGTAGGATCCATTTCCTTTAATTCAGCATATGTCCAATGATTGTCATATTTACCATTATTTACGATTCTACCTACTAGTGTTTCAATTCCAATATTGAGTGAGCGGATGATGCAGGGGTATAGGGAGGTAAAGTCTAAGTCAATAACCCATTCGTATAGTCCGGGTACTGGGTCTTTTAAGTATCCACCTGCGTATTCATCATTGTTACTTTCTTTCAGTATTGGATTGATTGTAGTTGGTTTATTTGGAGATACTATACCTTGACGTTTAAGATAGGTCAATATAGCTCCATCATTCAATACTGTTGATAGGTAAATTTGTTCATATGGTACATGACATAGATGACAGATTGCTACTGTTAAATCCATGAACTTTAATTTCTTCTCTAATTCAATGATAATCTCAACGTCACGAATATTATATTCAATGAATTTATTTATATCAGATACGAATAGTTTATCTAATGAGCCTTCGTATTCTACTTTACCTAATTTAACGTATTTTTCTCCTACATCATTTAATTTATATGATGGTTCTTGCTTTACAATGTACTTTTTAAATAGTAACATGTAATCTAGATGATTAATACCTCCTATTTCAATAGGTTGAGATGTATCCCATTCAGTGAAGTTAAATTTGCGAATTGGAGATAAACGAATTGCTTGGTCTTTACCTAATACGTTGCATAATCTATAATATAGATAGGGTACATCGAAGAATCCACTATTCCATCCTGTAATGATGGTTGGGTCTAGATATTCCCATAAGTCTAGAAATGCTGATAGCATATCTGCTTCAGTGCGGTAAGGTTGTACTTGTCTATTTTCTTCTTCTATAGATGTAAGTTGTTGCTTTTCATCTAGTATTAGGCAGTAGTGTTTTTTAGTAGTAGAATCATATATAGCAACTGAAGTCATCTTCATAGGTGCTGTTTTGATGTATTCTGATGTTAATGTTCCTCCAATCTCACACTCAATATCAAAGTATACTATGTTTTGAAATTTAGGAGCATCATCACTGTCTTTGTATAGGTCAATTAGTACGCGAGTACATTTATCAACGTCTTGCTCATATAATGAAATATCTCTCCATTCGTATTTTTCTACAGGTGTAGCACGTTTACCGTCTAGTGTTTCTAGAGGTCCATTTGGAGTTATCTTGTATAGTTCTGGAGTGTATTTAAAATCGAGCCAGCCTTTCTCATCATCTCTTAGATAGTAAGTGTATGTTGGACGATCGTAATATATTGATTGATACATACATTAAATATAAGAAGGGAACTTTGCAGTTCCCAACTTAAATTTTTATATGTTATGCGTTAAAGCAATTTCCGTATCCTGTTATTATATAAGTATGGCCGTTTACTACTATACTTTGTGGAGTAGTAGTTATTAATTCACCCTCTACATACAATGTTGTAACTTTCATACTTTCCCAATCTAATGGTGGGTTTGTTCCAAGTTCAGTATGTGTCGAAGTATTACCTGCTAATAAAGTAATTGAGAAGCCTTGCGTGCTTGTGACATTAATACATCCTGCTGAAGAATAACCAGTTGCTGTTCCATAGAAATTTAAATCATCAAGTGTTGATGGGGATGAGAAAGGTATTGAGGCGTAAATTTCCCATGCTAAACCATCATATTGTAGAGTAACGTCTACAGTTGATGGAGGAACAGTTGTTGTACTTGTAGTTGTACTAGTTGTTGTTGGTGCAGCCGTTGTTGTTGTAGTTGTAGTTGGTGCCGCAGTTGTTGTTGTTGTAGTCGTAGGTGCAGCCGTTGTAGTCGTAGTTGTTGTTGTAGTTGTTGTTGGTGCTGCCGTGGTTGTAGTTGTTGTTGTCGTTGTAGTTGGTGCTGCCGTTGTTGTTGTAGTAGTTGTGCTAGTTGTTGTTGTAGTCGCTGATGGAAATACTTGTACGCTACCGTTATACATAGCTGTTACATTGCTACTTCCTAATTTTAATTGACCTATTGTATCCCTTAATGTTGTACCTACTTTTAAACTACCCATACATTTATATTATCACGTAAAGTGTGTTTGATGAAGGAGCTCCTATACTACTGTATTCAGCTGCTGATAAAGTGATTATGTTTGTTATTGCTGGTGTTGCTGCATAGGTATCATTTATATTTGTTACAAACATAGATGATGCTGTGTAGTGAAGTTGTCCTGTTGAAAGATCAGTCATTACTATATTTGATAATCCTGATGTTGATGTTAAATCTGGAAATCTTACTGTTCCTGATACATGAAGTGCAGCTGTTGGGTTTGGTTGTCTTATACCTACATTTCCTCCTGCTTGAAGTAACATTACAACACCAATATTTGATTCATTAAAAGATAGGTTATTACCAGCGGATGTGAAATCCCACAGTTTATTAGAAGAATCAGTATTTTGAAATATTAAACCAGCAGATGTATTATTGGTATTCATTAAGATATTACCATTGTAGCTACCAACTTGAAGTGCTCCAAAACTACCTGCTGTGGCGTTAATACTTACTACAGTTCCATTATCTTTTATATTACTATCCCCTATTGTACTTGCTGCTGTAAACTTTGGTACGGTGTTTGTAGTTCCACTTCCTAATACCACTGCCGTTCCACCACTTGTTATTGTACCCCCTACTACTAAGTTATTAGCTACGCTAAAACTAGTAGCATATGATGATGTCTCAGCATATTTAGAATATGAAGAGGTTAATGCATAAGAGGCACTTGTACTGTTGTTTGAATATGAAGCAGTTAAAGCATAAGATGCTGATGTACTATTATTTGAATAAGAGGCACTTGTACTATTATTTGAATAAGATGCGGAAATGGCATATGAACCGCTAACGCTATTACTTGCATACGAACTAGATATAGCCCAAGATGCAGTTAAATTATTAACCACTCCGTTAGTTCCTGTTATGCTACCACTAACACTTACACTTCCTGTAAATATATGAGTATTACCTATAAGACTTCCAAATCTTGTAGATCCAGTTACGAATTCAACACTTGAAGTAATAGTTTGAACTATTATTGTTTGGGCAGTTAATGTATTAGCTACAGTGAATGAGGTGGCATATGATGATGTTTCAGCATATTTTGCATAAGACGATGTAGCGGCATATGATGCGCTATTACTGTGGTTAGCATATGACGCCGTTCCAAGAAGTGAACCTGTAAAGGATCCAGTAAATGAACCCGTATTATACGAGCGGATAAAAGCGACGTAAGAGGAAGATAAATTTTCCAATACAGCGAAGTTACCATCACCTTCAGCGTATGTTAATGTAGTGTTTTTAATGAATGAACTTCCTGTATTAGGAGCATTCGTTACGCGATATACAATTGCCATCTATGTTATTTACATATAAATATAAGAGAAAGATAGCCCCTCGATATGAGGAGCTATTAATATTATAGTGAGCTACGTTGCTTATCGTTTTGCCACTGTCCGTTGTATAGATCAGCGCCATTGCATTCGTGGAAGTATATCTGTGCTACACGTGCATTTTCTTCAATAAATATTGTTTCATGTACGTATAATATAGTACCCATATTTGCTGTTTCAAAGCCGGGATCAAATACAGGGCTATTGATTATAGCACCATTGCGGTAGAGAGATGAGCGTTGTTTAATGAATGCTACTCGATTTTCTGGTATTTTACATCCTTCGTGAAATGTAATGTCATATACACCTTCGTATAGTAACCATCCCTTATCTCCATCTAGATTAATAGTTTCAATTGGAATATAAGTAGTTAATTCAGTTTTATCTTTTAATACTTTACCGATTTTAGCATATTTATTAAAAGTTCCTCCTACAACTATACTAGAGCCAATTTTACTTACTGCTTTAAGTGATAGATCGTATCCAACTTGTGCTGGCTTACCTTGTGCTGTTTCTAATTGTAATAATCCTTCTTCTAATATTTGTTTTGCGTTTAACATATTTTATTTTTATAGTTCTTCAGCGATCCCTAATATTTCTGCTATTATTAAAGCTACTCCAGCTAATGGAATATTACCTAATACTAGAGCTATTCCTGCTAATATCCGTATAGTTGATTTAACTAGGCTGATTTGGAAATGTTTATTTGATTTTGATTCTTTAGGTTGCATATTTATTTTTTTAAGAGGTTTAATATTAATATTCTTATGTATGTTATTGCTTTACCTTCCTCTCCGTGTAGTACATCTTCAAGTTTAGCACATTCAAAATCAATATCAAGTATTAAATCTTTTTCTTCTTGTGTCATTGTATATTTTATAGTCAGCAATTGTTTTTGAATCTTTTCTCTCCCAAGGGTAACAGTACCATATATCTTCTTCAGCTATTTCTCTCCAAAACGTAGGTTCAACGATTGCTGAGCGTTTATAATGGATAGTAGCTGTTGGACACTTTTGTTCTGAATAGAATTTTAGTGTTTCTCCAGTATCGCAAATATCATCTACTACTAGTGTATAGGAATCTATTATATCCGATATAGGAGTATTTAGTATATGAGATAACATTACTGCAGGAATTAAACCGCCTCTTTGTATACCATATATTTTATTGAAGTTAACTCCACTTTTCATAATATCCAAAGATAACATTTCCATACATTCGTCTATTTCTTCCCAGCTGTAGTATTTTTTTGTCATAATTAGAATTTAGTTCCGTTCATTTCAATTGCTGATAGTAATTCTTCACGGATTAAATTATCTTTTTCCATAAATACTCCACTGAATTTATTTGTTGACATTACTGAGGCGTGTTTAATACCTCTATGTGAGCAGCATGTATGTTTACAAGCGATACTTACTGCTACTGATTTACAGTCCATCTTGCTAGCAAGATAATCATGTATTTGTTGTGTTAATGATTCTTGCATTTGTGGTCTGCGAGCGAACCACTCAACGATACGATTTAATTTTGACAATCCGATTACATTTTCACCTGGAACGTATGCTACTGTAGCGAATCCAGTAAATGCTAGGTTGTGATGTGCACACATACTAGTGATAGGAATACCTGATTGGATTACTAATCCATCATATCCTTCATCATTAGGGAATGTAGTGATGTTTGGTTCGTTTGTTACGGATCCTACAATTAGGTCCTTAAGCCATGCTTTAGCTACACGACGAGGTGTATCTTCGGTTTGTCTATCTGCTGTATAGTCAAATCCAACTGCTGTAAGGAAGTTAGCGTATGCTATTGTAGCATTATTGATCATTTGTTCTATTTCTTCTGGTGTACGGGATAGACTACCGTTTGATTTAGTTAGTAACTTCATTATTTATTAGTTGGGGATTTTGTTCTAATATTGTTGCTATTGAATGTACGATCTCTTCTGGGCCAAATGAAGTTTTCCAATCACATTCTTCAGTTACTTTATTGACCCACTCCATATAGAGTTTAAATAGTTCGTCTTTATTGATCGTCATATTATTTTATTTTAAGTTCATAAGAAGGATTAATACAACCTATTCCAACGTTTCCATTAGCATATATTCTCATTCGCTCTACTCCATTTACTCCATATATCATATCACCATCACCTGTTATTAAAGGTATAGTTAATCTTTCAGGAGCATATAATATTTTGGGAATAGGTGCTACTACAGCTATTGAAGCCATAGTAAACATCTTTAAGAAATCTCTTCTATTATTCATTATACGTTTAATGTTTTATATTTTTCTAATGCACTTGCCCATTCATATTCTTCGTATTCAATTAATCTGTCAATAACATTTGCTATTATTTGTTTTGGATCATCATCAACACTAAAGAATCCAAATCTAATACCGTCATTAACATATCTATTTATACCTTCCTCAATAATATCTTTTGCTGCTACTTTAGTTGCTCTTTTACGTCTATAATCTAATTCTTCTTGTGTCATATTATACGTTTAATGTTTTACCAAAATGTTTGAAGAATCTGTAATGCCGTATTTCTCAACAAATTCTAAACATTCCTCTTCAGTTCCCATAAAGATAGCATTAAATTGTTTCCCGTAATTAGGATCAATTAATTCATTCAATGGTAAAGTATCAGGAACTTTTCTACTAACTATGTAGTTTGAAGGCTGAAGTGTTTTTGGATCGTAAAGAGGTGTAACCTCTAATTTTTGTGTTTTCATATTATACGTTTAGTGTTTTATCCCAAGCTGAGATGTGTAATCTTGTTAATCCTCTAAATTTATATTTTTTAGCCATTTCCAATACGAATTGAGTACGCTCATGAAAGTCGGTTTGACTATCTAGTCCTGGCATACAAACTACATTCTTAAGAGGTATGCTAAATGGTACGACAAAGTCACGAAATAATTCTTCAACATCTTCTTCATTACTGATTACAAATTTAAATTGATAATTGGAATGTTGTTTAATGCGCTCTATTGCTTCAGGTACTATTCTTTGTTTAGCTGTCATACCTGAATTAGATAACTTAGGTGAACAGTTGATTTGATTTAGTTTACCGAATAAATACTCTTCAATATAGTTTGTACCATTTGTTTCTATCTCATGAAATGAATTCACTGGTTTGTAATGAATAGAATGCATATTTGTTTCACGATCAAATGTATGAACTTCTGTATCTCCTTCTTTATTATCTTCTACATAATTAGCCCAATATTTAATAAAACCGGCAATAGCTACTTGATGTCCTTTAATTGTTGGTTCACCACCTGTCCAAATGATATGGATATTACCATTTAAAATATCATCATATATACCTTGTTCTTTCCATTGATCAATTAGATATTGAAAGTCTTGATTTACTCCTCTCCATAACCACTGAGATGTACTATCACAAGTCCAAGTTGCTTTACCTTCTAATTCTAAATCACCTTTGAATATTTCACCATCAGCTAATGCTGCTTCTTTTAATAGGTTATTAGTGAATGGTCTAGACATACCGCAAGTTAGATTACATAATCCTAAACGAACGAAGTATGATGGTATTCCACTGCTTATTCCCTCTCCTTGGACGGAATAGAAGTCGCTACTGATTAGTAGCTTATTTGATTCTATTTTACTCATTTATTTTCTTTTTTCTTTTTATAATATACTGTACCTGCAGTTCCTATAAATGCTCCTAGAACTGCTGCTGGTACTAATGATCTATCTGCTACATAGCTAGTTGTTATAAAAGCACTCGCTACTATAATAAGTGCTGACCAAATACCTGCAGCCATTGGCTTACGTTCTTCTACATTTAGAAAATAGTAGGTCCAACAAACATCTGCTACTATCGTAACAAACATTACTAGTATAAACTTAACTATATAACTCATACGTTACTTTTTTCAACTTTATCTTTATTCTTCCATTCTGATTTAGATACGAATTTCCATTCCCTACCTACAGTTTGATCTGCTTGTTGATTACTTACTCGGATGATGTTTCCGGTTTTATTACTTTTAATACACTTCATATGTTTGTCCTCCATGTTTTATTTGAATAATGATTTAATATAGTTTAATATAGGGCTAAAGTTTTGCCAATCCAATATTACTGCTGCAATACTAAAATGTTTTTCTCCACATAATCCTAAGGTATGTTCTATAAATTCTATCATAATGTTAAGTTTAAAAAAGATCCCAATTGCCTTACAGGGCAACTGAGATCTTGGGTATGGATTAGCTTATGCTAACTCACTGTTTTTGATGCGTCTGCGTGTTAGTGAATACATTGCATTTGCAATTGTATTGTTAATTCTCCTAGTACCACTAATTGTATTAGATACGTGACTAATTGAATAACCTACTGTTTCTGCTACTTTAGTAACGTCGCCTGTGCGTTTACGGGCTTTAAAGAAGGCTAACTTTGCTGTTCTGTTCATGTAATTAGCACGAACTTTTGTTTGATAACTCATAACTGTATATTTGATTTTTGTTTACGATTTTTGTGCGTCTAGTACTTCTTTTACGGCTGCTCTTACTTCTGCCCATTTCACTATTCTTATTCCATTACCTTTTAATATTTCACCATATTGTACAGGGTCTGGTCTACCTAATTTAATAAATGCTTCTACACGCTCTACTGATGATGCTGATTTATAATCAGATAGCCATATACCATTTGATAATTTAATTGGTTTATAAGATGTGTTTGTGCGCTTATATACTTCATCAAAGTCAAGCCCTAATTTATTACATGCTGCTAATCCATCTTGTAATATACCGAATTTATCAGTATCTAGGTATGGAGTATAGAATGATACTAATTCACTATCCCAGTTACCTAATTTAAATGCTTCCATATCTGCATCTCTAAATTCTTGTCTGCAGTCAGGATAAATAGCATGATCACCAGCGTGAATTCCTAATGCAATTTTTACTTCTTGTCCTATAGTACAATCATCACCAATATTTTTTGTTGCAAGTGATAATGCTACTGCTTGAATTAATGAACTGAATATTTTATTACGATTAGGAACAACTGTTTCTTTCATGTTGTCTTGTTCGTAGTGTCCTTCTGGCACATCAGCACCACCTTCTACTAAAGCTGAGTTTAATAGTTGAGATAAGCCATCTAATTTGATGATTTGAAATTTTACTACAGGAAATGCTTGAACAAACCCTCCAGGAACATGATCTGTGTGTGTTAATCTGTTAGTATTTAGATACTCTACTAATTCAGTAGCACGCTCTAATTCTACTTTGTGTTTTTGTCCGTAGTCGAATCCTAATGCTGTTACCTGATAACCTTCAGCTAATAGGTGAAGTAATAGTGTGGATGAATCCATTCCACCAGATAAACTTAATACTGCTTGTTTTTTCATTTTAAATAATTAAATTGTATACTCCGGTATTATAGGTTATGGAGTTGCAAACCTTTATTAATATACTGACTCTACTGCTGCTGCTTTAAAACTATCTTCTGTTAATTCGGTATTAATCTCTGTATAATCTTTACCATTAAATAATTTTTCTACTGCGAAATATTCATCTATAAATTCCTTAGTATATAACATAACGGGTCCTTTATATTTAAGAGTAGATACAGAACGCATTCCACATTTTACTTTTCTAATTTTAGCATAGTCAGCTACGTTTTGTCCTAATTCATTTCCTGCTGCATAGCCTAAATAATCAAATAATGATATCATTCTTTCCATAACTTTTATTTTATAAATTGCTTAAATTTTTGCACGTTAAACATAATATCTTCTTTTTGCCCACTCAAATCTTTCTCAAAGTAATATTCTAGTTTTTCTTTAGGTTTCCAATTTAAACCACTATCTGTGTAGCGTTTACCTTCAGCCCCTACTAGGATAGGATTAGACGTATCTACTGATTTAATAAATTTCCAATCTTTATATCCCATAAATTCCTGTGGTAATGAACATCCTAATAAATGGTGGTAATTTGAGTTAACTATAGCTTTCATTTCTACTAGTTTTCTAATTAATTCCATTCTACCATACATTGATGCTTTAAGAGGTTCAATGTTAGGATACATATCTTGATATGCAATACTAGAATGATTAAATGCTATGTGTTTATATCCTAAATCTACTAGCGTTTGATATGTTGTTAGTAATTCAGCTAAGGTATTACCTTGTAATACCGCCATTAATTCAACTTCATCTGATATTTTAGCTCTATTATTTTTCATCCAACTCTTAGCATTCACTATTGTTTGAGTTGAATCATTCCAAGCATCTGGTACTATGAATATGTTTGGTCGTATTAGATTTATTTTAGATAATAGATCTTTTTGTGTGTGTTTTACTCCTTCAAATAATCCATTATCCATTATAATGAAGCGTTTATAGATACGAGCTAGTTGAAAATGTATTCTATATTGATCATATTCGTCTACTAAATGAGGAAGGCAATATTCATAATCATTCCATTTAGTACTGTAATGCATGAAGCATAAGGGAAGCTCGTGACTAATTTTCATAGTGTTTTAATTTTTTCTTTAATAAATCAATTCGTATTTGACAATACCATTTTCCCATATTACCCGAGGCAGTATTATATCTATCTTTCCAATACTTAATACCTTGGTTAGTTTTTTTGTTTGCTTCTTCTAAGTAATCAATATCCCAATAACTATTATTTTCTAATAATTCGTCTTCTGTTGGAATACGAGGATTATTTTTTTCATATTCTTCACGAAGTATCTTGCGACGTGACTTTTCGTAATTTTTTTCAAACTTTTTATTCATAAATAGCAGTATTCTTACTGTGCTCCATAAATTCTACTCTTATAACTTTAACTCTATCTTCTGTTTCTTCTTGAACGAATGTATTTAGTTTTTCAAAGATATATTTTGCAAATTGTTCTGCTCCAACTGCTGGAATTACTCTTAATTGGACTATACCTATTTGATCCATTGTTTTAAATCCCGCTAATCCTGGATCATCTTCTGCTACTATAGTTGTATGGTCGAACATATAATCCATCCACGCTTTAGGATTCATCCCATCTATAGTTCCGTTAGCGCGCTTCATTCCTCCAAAATCCCAAACCCAATTACGTTCGTCTAATTCTCCTTCGAACCATACTCTAAATGATATTCCATATCCATGAAGGAAACGACAATGTGTACCTTCTGCTTTCCATTGACGGAATACACAACTGAATCCGTCGAATAATTTTGTTGATTGAAATTTACTCATATTATTTAAATATTATTTTTACGCTATCTATTTTGGTAGTTTCATCTGGGTGCTCGTAAGTATAATTTCCGGCATCCCATTCTGTCTTAGAATATACTATTATTGTATCTCCTTTAAAATATCCAGGTATAGGTCCCACGATACGTTTACTCCAATACATTCCCTCTTCTGGTTTGTATTCATCAGCTTGTTTATATGAATTACCTGGATCATATTCTTTAAGATATATACTTGTTTCCTGTACCATTTCAACAATGCTATTTGCATATTGACTTAGTACTACGGTTTTATTTTTAACGGGTATTGGTACATTAAAGTATGGACTACTGTATAAACTGCTAAAGGGACTATATAATGGAATATGAACTACTAGAGTATCACTTAGTGATCCTAATATATAGTAAGTATTACAATCAAATCTAACAGACATCACTGATACTTTATTATACCAGTAGAATGGAATTAGTTTAGCAGCTTCAGCATATATAACGAATCTATTTGTATTAGTTGAAGAATCAATTGGTACTCTGTAATATCCATTATTATCTTTTGGATAATTCATTACTAATTTAGTTCGTTTGCTATTTGCAAATGGATAGGGATCATTACTTTTTCTACAACTAAGTAGTGTTAGTAGTGAGATAATTAATACTGCATAACCTTTTTTCATAACTTTAGTCTTTATTTATTTTAATTGATGGTTTAATTAATATTGCTGATAATAAATTAAGTCCAATTGCTTGCCAGAATCCAATTTCTGGAAGTCCAAATATTGCTGGCATCAGCCAATTCCATAGAATCATTAATGGAAATCCTAATAATACAACTATTAACATTAATAGACCTAAAATGTGTATTATACTTTCTATTGTATTATTCATGATCGTCTATTTTAAGTTGTGATAGGTGTTGTTCTGTAGTGTCTAGCATCCCAAGTAGTTTTTCTATTAGTTCATCTACTTTTTCAGGAGATATCGATTTTAAATCTAGTTCCTTTATTTTTTCTACTTCTATTTTTATTTGCTCTAAATCCATAGTGTAAATTTAAGATTTTTATTTTGCCATTCCTATTATTTTATACTATTGATTTTCTAACAGATTATTTAAAATATATATTACATCATTAGCTTGTTTTTTTATTTCTTCTAAATGTTTAATAGCACTTTCACCTTCATAATTATGGATATTATTAATATCATCTACTATACTCAGAGCAGTATCATGAATAGACTGGAATTCTTGAAATTGATTCCAGTTAATTTTAAGTAATAAATTTTCTATAATATCAATATATTTAGAAGCTTTTATTTCATTTAGAAGTTCTACTAGACTTATCATATCCTTTTAATTTTAAAAGTTGTTTCATTTTATTAATACTAATCCATCTATCTTGGATTTTTTTGTCTAATTCAGTTGATTCAACTTCTGTTAGTTGTTTTTTAAATTGTTTTTTCATTTTATACTATTTTTTTCTTTATATTTAAATGTGTATCCTCTTACTTGGATGATAGGAACACCATTTCTATTTTTAAATCCGTTTAACATATTCCATATTGCTTGTTTTCTTACTCCTAAATGATCAGCTGCGGATTGTTGATTTGGAAATTCTTGAACTATTATATTATCTTTAAGCATTAGTACAGGGCATCTAGGAGCTGATTTTACTTTTTCCTTCCACTCGTCCGTATGTTGCCATTTTTTTCTTTTAGCTCCGAAGTCTAATGGTTTTGGTTTACCCTTTAAAGATTGAGAAATCTTTTGTTTAGATTCGTCTGTATGGGAACCGCATCCACTACCACCACCGTTTTCATTTAGTCCTATATTGAATGAATTTAATTTATTAATCCAATACCTTTCTCGTTTTCGAAGTAAAGCATTAGCTTCATATTGTCTTAAATCCGATATATCTACTTCTTCAATTACTTCAAATATATGAAGTTCAATATTATCTCGTAGTAAAGATTCTTTTAATTTATTGTTTTTATGGAATTGGAAATTTTTATGGGATTGCCATCGCAATTCTATATTCTTTGACAATCCCACATAAACTTCACCTCTTGGATTTGTAATTTTGTATATTCCTATCATAATTATTGTTTCCAATAAATATATGAAGATACTAAAGGCCCGCTATCCTTCACAAGATACACACTCTGATAGTCTTTGTAAGTTATCTCCTCTTAATACTGATTCAGTGCGTAGGTAGTATAATGTTTTAATTCCTGCTTTATGTGCTTCTTTGTGTACTTGAGATATCCATTTTGGTGTATCATTAGGGTCAAAGCATAGGTTTAATGATATAGCTTGATCAATGTATTCTTGTCTAATAGCGTTTTGTTTTACTATTTCTAATTGATTAATTTCCTTAAACGTTAAGAATACTGATTTTTCTTCGTCTGTTAGGATATAGCTAGGAACGTTGATTACTGATCCTTGATCTTTTAAGATTTGATCCCAAACGCTATCAATATTGTATCCCTTACTCTCTAATAATGTTTCTAGTATTTTATTTCGTTTGATGAATACTCCTTTAGCGGTTTTAAGATTATATACGTTAGCAGGAATAGGTTCAATTGATGGAGATACACCACCTGAAATATGAGCGTTTGATACTGTTGGAGCAATTGCTAAATGATGCGAATGTCTTAACCCAGTACCTCTACACCACTCTGGTTCACCATACATTTCAGCTTGATCTCTAGATGCTTTTAATGCTTCTGTCTCAATAAATTCAGAAATAATTCTTGTTAATGAGGATGCTTGTATTCCTACAAATGGTAAATTCTTTGATTGTAGTAATGTATGCCATCCTAAAACGCCAATTCCAATTGCTCTACCTTTAGATGCTGAGCGAACTGTGTTTTCCATAAATTTAATGTTCTTAGCTCTATCAATGAATTCTTGTAATACACCTTCTAGAAACCAACATGTTAGTTCTGGTAGTGTCATTCCATTTTCAAACTTATAACCTTTCCATTCATCCCAACGTGCTAGATTCAATGATGATAGGCAACATATGAATGAATGTAATTCATCTGTGTATAGTGAAATCTCACTACATATGTTTGTCATTGAAACGTGTAGATTTAGTTTCTTATATCCTTCAGGATTAGCTTTATTGACGTTATCTTCAAACATGATATAAGGTTCACCTGTTTCAAGACGTGTTTTTAATATTTCGCCCCATAAACGCATTGAGCGTTCGTCTTTATTTTCTAATTTATCCATGAATGTATCATCAATCACTACACATTGGTGTAAGTTTAAACATTGACGATTAACATCACCTTTTGGTCTACGGATTCCTAGGAATTCTTCAATGTCAGGATGATTAATAGATAAATTAACTGATGCCGCTCCTCTTCTAACTGAACCTTGATTAGTTGCTAGGATAGTTGAGTCATATATTTTACACCATGGAACTACACCTTCTGAGGTGCCATTATCTCTAATATGTTTACCTCTACCTCTAATGCGAGATACTCCAATTCCCACTCCACCACCTTGAGATGATAATCTCATTAATTCTGAATTTGCATCAGCAATTCCTTCAATAGAATCACCAACGTCAATTCCAAAACATGAAATTGGCATTCCACGTTCAGTACCTAAATTTGATAGTACTGGTGATGCTAAACATAGCCAATTTTTTACTATTGCTTCGTTAAAGTATGCTTGTAGATCTTTACGTCTTAATCTGCGTGATGCTGCTTTACTTACTCTCTTATAGGCGTCAAATACGTTTTCGTCTGGAAGTAAATATCCTTTTGAAATCATACTTATTGCTATTTCATCCATAAACTCAGGATAATCTTTTCCTTTAACCCACTTACTAATATCCGTATTTATACTCATTTTGTTTGTATTTTATTATGTTTTATTCTATTTTCTGATATTGTTAGGGGTTGTAAATTACTATAATTCCAACATTTATATAAATCTTCTTCCGATGTGGAGAAGTTAAATATAGGATCTTTATGGTCTATTTCCCAATATGAACCATAGTTTTCCCAAGACATATTTTCATCGAAACTATTTTCTAAGTATATTTTTAAATCATCGAATGAACATCCTATATAGCTTAAAATGGAATCACGCTTAGCATTTCTATTCTTTATGAAAGATTGATAGAAGTAATTACGCATATTTTCTTTTAATCTAAATATAGGATCTTTTCTACGTTCACGTTTATATATTTTAAAATACTCCCTGTATTCTTCTCTAATTCTATCTTTATTTTTAGGCCATTGAAGTTTAGCGTATTCTTTATCGTATTCTTTATATTTACTCCTATTAGCTTTAACTTGAACACGGTGGCATACTTTGCAGTATGACATATATCCATCTTTATTTCTTTTAAATTTACTAAAACCATCTAATGGATATTCCTTTAAACATTTATTGCATTTTTTCATATATGTTATTTGCAATAAATATATAAGAATATTGTCCCCATTGGATACTTTTTAAAGGTCAGACCAATCAGCAGCTGATTTGGAATAATTTGTTACGCGGCCTGCGAAGAAGTCTTGATGTGTTTTACCACTTGTTAGATGACCGAACCAATCCATTTGTTTTAATAGGTTAGGGTCAATGTCGTTGTATATTGCATTATAACCTAATTCAATCATTTTTTCGTTTGCTCTAGCTTTAATGAAGTTCTTTAATTGATCTACATTTAATCCTTCAACAGCACCCATTTCAAATGCTTTATCAATAAAGTCAAATTCTAATTTAACTGATATGTTACATGCTTCAATAACATTATCTCTCATTTCGGGTGTATTAAGTTCAGGTTGTTCTTCTAATAGTTTATTAAATAACCAACATCCTGCTCTTGAATGTAATGACTCATCTCTAACACTCCACTCTACTATTTGTCCTGTTCCTTTCATTAAGTTTCTTAATTGGAAAGACATTAATATAGCGAATGAAGAGAATAAATTTACACCTTCAGTAAACGCTGAGAAGATAGCTAATGATAGTGCTTTTTCTGCTATATTATCTCCTGGTACTTCTAGTAAACGGTCAATTTTTGCTTTTGATGATTCGTCTTCCATAAATGCTTCAAAATCATCTAACCCTAATTCTTCATTTAAACGGGCATATGCTTCAGCATGTATACTTTCAAAGTCAGCAAATACACGAGCCATTGCTTGTATCTCTGGTTTTGGAAACCATAATGATACTTTAGTAGACCAGTAATCGTTTACGTGTACTTCTGTTTGAGCAAATGATTTTAAAATATTACCGATTAAGTTCTTTTCAGATTCGGTTAGTTTTTGTTTCCAATCATTAAGATCAGATGCTAATGGAACTTCATCAGCTAACCAATGTACTCTATGTTGGTCTTTATAGAAATTAAATGCTTCTTGATATTCAAATGGTTTGTAGAATAAACGTGGTTCAGTGATCATTAAAGTGAGTTTAAAATTGAAATTAATGTTGATTTTGATTGTACGCCTAAGATACGCTTTACTTCTTGCCCATCCTTCTCAAATATTAAAGCTGGGATAGAAGATACATTATATTTCACTGCTAAGTCAGGACTAGCATCTACGTCTATGGTTTGAAAATCGATATTTGACATCTCGGATTGTACTTGTCCCATAATTGGAGCAAGCTGCTTACACGGACTGCACCAAGCGGCCGTAAATCTTTTAACTGTTATCATAAATTTAATTGTTGTAGTTATAAATATAGTATATACTATGCTTCATTTTCTAATTTCATGAACTTACTTCGAAGAACGTAACGATCTTCTACTCCTACGTCTGAATAACTAGATGCTTTAGTTTGTTTAGCATCATGTTCTTCATCATCTCTAGGTTGTTCATTTATATCTATATAGCCGTTAGCTGTGTTGATGTGAGAGCCGAATGTTAATCCATCAGCGCCGTATCTATTTTTAATGAAATGCCAATTACCAGTACCGTTTACCTTATCTTTTCTGCCACGTGCAAGCGATATAATGATATCTCCAATCATTATTTTATCATATGAGCCAGCAGCATTTTCCGCTTGAAGTATATCCTTATCTGCGCCTGTTCTATTTGCTTGTGATGGTGATACTACAGGTATTCCTAATTCTTTAGCCATTCCTTTAGCATCAGTATAAACGTCATCAATTTCGTCTTTACGTTCTTTTCTACCTTTAGTTCTTAATAGATCTAAGTAGTCAATAATGATCATATCGGGTTTAAATTCGTTTTGATGTTCTAGTTGTTGTAGATGTGCTTCGATTGTATCTAATGATGCACGTTTTGGTGCATACTCTTTAATAACGATTTTACCTTTTATTTTAGCGATTGCTTCGTTTACATCGTTGCGATGATTGTCTAATTTATCTACATCTACACCTGAGAATACTGCATCATAACGTTTACCTACATATCCTTCTGATAATTCTAATGTGTAATGCACTACGTTAAATCCTAATGCGGCGGCATACGCTCCCATTGCAATTACACCCCATGATTTACCTCCACCTGGATTACCGAATAGTAATACTAGATCTCCTTTACCGTATCCACCTTGTGTTAGTTCATTAAATGTTTTCCAAGGGAATGGAATGACGTTTCTATCGTCTTTTCTATATCTAGATTCAACATCGGTTTCGTATATGTGACCTATGTTTTTTTCTTCACCCGCTTTCATAGCATCGTTAATTAAGCCTCTAATTCCATCATAGTCGCCTAAGTTTAGTAGGTCTACTGATGTCATAATCGCTTTTTTCATTTGCTGGTTCTTACAGAAATCACTAAATTCCTTCTCTACCCATTCTAAATCACTTACATCAGACATTTTATATGCTTCACGTATTGAATCTGTAAGTGATATTCTTAGTACTTCATTATCGATCTTTTTAATTTCAATTGCTAATGTTTCTATTGTAGGATAAGTATGGTATTGGCTGAAGTATTTAATAATATATTCTATCACCCATTTGTGTGCTTGTGATTCAAAGTACTCACTGTCTAATGAATCTGCTATATTTAATAGGAAATCTCGTTGTGTTAATAATGCACCTAATACTTTAATTTGGAATGCATTACCATATGCATTCAATTTGTTCAATGTTGCGATAGTTACCTCCTTTATTTTAAAACCTATTTATTAATATATTTCCATTTAAAATTTCCTGCTGTTTTTGTAGCTCCTCTTACTACATCTGAAATACCACTGATACCTGTTATTTTTTTTGCTTCAGATATAGATTTAAATTCTTGAATAATATTGTTGTTTCTATCTAATTGCTGTATAGGTCTAGATTTAACTTCTATACATTTTTGTCTATTATTTTTAATTTTTAAACACCATTCAGGAGTATGAGTTTTACCTAGCTTAGATAAAGACATATTAGTTATATGTTCTTGTGATTTTACTTTACCGTAATTACCATGTTCATTTCCATTTTTAGTATCTCGTTTTAATCCTATTCTAGCTTGTCCACTTAATTTACCCCACTCAGGATTCCATATACGTTTTTTAGCTGATTCTTTGATTTTTTGTTTTGTTTCCTCTGATAGTCCTGAGTTGCCGAATGGTTTGTTTGTTTTATTGTAGAAGTTAGGATTATTTTCTACGTCATAATAATTTAACCAATATGTTTCTCGTTCTATAAGATGATCAATACTGTTACAATATTCTATTATTTCTTTTTTAAAGTTATATTTACCATATTTTTTAATAGCTATTTTTAAATTAGTACCAGATCCAATATAATTGGGATTATCATTTTTATCTTTACCTATATACTTTATATTAGTAATAAGATTTATAGTTTGATATATTACCATAATATTATTTATAATAAATATATGATCATACTAGATAAATTAAATTAGTCGTTTAAATTTATTTAGAAGAATCTAGAGAACCAAATACTTGATTTAACCAAGTAGGTGTATTCGGTATGCTTTCGCCTAACTTATCAGCAGTATACATACTCATAAAAGCATGTGAATTCAATTTATACTGTGAGTTGAAGCTGTCTTTAATTTGTTCCTCGTTACCTTGCGATATAGGAACTGTCTTTAGATTCATCAATTGATTGTTAATTTCTAATTGGCGTTTTCTTTCTACTATGCGAGCGTATAAGTCATGTTCACCTATTTTCTCAGTAGCTTTATTTATTATACCTTCTACTGTTAATGGAGTGTCGGTTGCTAATTCAGGAAACATTTTGAATAGTTTTTTAGGTCCTAATCCATTTATACCTGGTATATTATCTGAGACATCTCCCATTAATACTTTATAGTTGATGAAATTGATGCTGCTGACTTTATATTCTTCTAATACATCGGATGGTTTATACATTTTCTTTTTAGTAGGTGAATATACTTTTACTTTATCACTTACTAATTGAAGGAAATCTTTATCAGCAGACATTATTACTACTTCTTTAGTAGATTCAAATTTCTCAAATTTACCTACTAGATATCCTATTGTGTCATCCGCTTCAATTCCATCTACACAGATCATAGATACTGGTAGACATTGAAGATAATTTATTAATCTTGCCATTTGATTATTTATTGCTTCTCTCTCGTCTTCTTTACTAGAGAAGATAGCATAATTAGTCATTCGGCTTGTATTCCTATTAGCTTTATAATTAGGGAATAAATTTCGTCTACTGTTGGAACCTCCAACACCATCAAATACTATAATCACCTTTGTGGGGTCTATCATTTTGATAGCGTAGCCTAAAGATTTTAAGAAACCCGTCAGACCACCGACATGATGGCCTTCAGGGTTAATGTGATTGATCATAGTAAATGCTCTTAAGAATGTATTTAAGCCATCCAGAATCAAAACGGAGTCTTGGACTCCGCGTTGATCATTATTTACCTTAGCCAACATATTGGCATATTTGTTTTTCATACTAGTTTTCCTCTACTCCTATTACGGGAATGTTTTTGTTATCTTCTTCCCATTCTGAGTTATCTTCTACAATTTTAATTTCACCTGTAGTTCCTAGAATTGCTGACCATTCATTGCTATGCTCTTTTTTGTATTTGTCAATAGCTTTAGGTTCATCTTCTATAAATCCATGAGGTGTCATTACTATAGTTGACTTAGTAGTGATTCCAGTAACGTGATTCTTGTCGCAGCTTACTTTAGTTCGGGTTGCGAATTCTACTTCTTTTCCGTTCTTAGTAGCTTTGATTTTGCTTACACCTGAGTTGGTAATATTACCAAATGTTAATACTAATGAAGCATCATAGAACATTGTATCTCCACCTTTATTTCTCATTTTAGGTTGCGAGAACCTAGTTTCGGCTGGTGATACCCATACTTTATTTACTGCTACTATAGAATTAGTGTAAGGTTGTGTTTCTTTACGTGATAGTGTAATTCTTTGGTTAATGAAATTACCAAATTGTTGACTATACGCGCCTGCATTCCATTGAGGATTATTGTTGTTAGCTTCTATACTCATTTTACATGGGATGGAACCAATACTATCAATTAAGAATAATAAATCGTATGGTAATTTACCCTGTGCTTGTTCGTTTAGAAGATCAGCTATAAATCCAGCCATATCCTCAATGCTATTTAAGGAACCTCTATCTACGTACATGAAGAATCCTTTATAGTTGGTAACTTCTCCAGTTTCTTCATCTACTACCTCTTCCATCTGAAATCCTAACTTTCTTGGGAAATCCCAATCATGTTTCATCTCAGTGATAATGTATACAGGTAGTACTCCCATCTGTTGAGCATTAGCTGCTATTTCAGATAATGTTGTAGATTTTCCTGTGTTTGAATGGCCACGAAGTAATGTTACTCCACCTAATGGTATTCCTGGGATTCCTAATGCTTCCTGTAATGCAGGAGAGAATGGAACCCATCTTTGTTTTTTAAACTTAACGGATTGGTCTAGAAATTTAGATTTTTTAAAATTATCTAAATTAAAGCCATCCTTAGAGTTAATTGATTTGGATATTACACTTGAGAGTGTCTCTCCCGTTTTTGCTTTGGCCATAACTTGATTTTACTAGTTAAATAAATCGTCGAATTTGTCAGCGTTGGACGTTTTTGCTGCGTTGGTATCAAGTTTGTAGGTTTGTTCTACCGGCTTGTTCATTTCCTTTAAGAAATCATCTTCTTCCTCTTCATCTTCTGTTTTAGAAGCGATTGGAGTCTCAGTTGTTTCTTCATCTTCAGGATTTAACCACTTATCTAATAAATCTTTCAATTCATCAAATGTGTAACGTTTGTTAATGCTAAGAATATCGGGTTGATTTTCTAATACATTAGTTACGAATGCGGCGTCATCTGAAATTGTAGTTGTTTTAGGTTTAACGCGGAGTGTGCATTTAATACCTTTTCTACCCATTACTGCTTCTTCAACAGCTTCAACTGTAAAGTCACGACCGTCTGTAATGTCTGTAAAATCACCATAATCTTCGTCATTAGCAATACCTAAGAGTTGGTCATAGATCAATTTACCAAATTCCCATAAACGAGCACCTGCTGCTTCTTCGCCACGTACTACTACAGGAACGAAATAACGTAATTTAGGACTGATTTTTGATGCTAACTGCCAATCTTCTTTGTCTGATGATTTGCGTAGTGATTTTGCAAATTCAGCGATTGGATCTTTTTCATCCCAGTTAGTTAATGCCAAGATAGGTCCTTTAGAGAAACCATAGTGGAAATACACTTCGCGGAATGGATCGGCTTTGTTGAATTTTGAAGGTAGAATACGAACTTGATGTTTACCTGGTTTTGGTTTCCAGAAGATCTTTGAGTAATCGATCTTTTCGTATGTTTTCTTTTGACCTTTATTTTGAGAAGCGGTCAACTTCTGCTTGATGAGACTTAAGTCCATGTTAATTGGGTTTAATTGTTAGGTGTTCTATGAACACAATATAGGTTGAATCTATGATTCTTATTTTGATTTTCAAAACTCTTCTTACGAAGATTATTTATTGAAATCTATTATCTTATGTATTGCTGTATCTAATTTTCTTAAATCAGGGCCATTAGTTAGTAATATACTATTCTTATAATCCTGCCAATTCACCATATAGTTTTTATCTAATCTACCTTCATTCAATGACATAATCAATGTATTGAGGGCATTGATAGTATATAATGTATTAGATTCTTTCTTACGATGTAATAAGATAGTATTAGGCATTGGTTCTGCTGATACATTATTGGTATCAATATTGTATGTGCATATCAATTCATCACTTTGAGGTGATTCAAGTATAAATATTTTACCGAATAATATTGAGTATCTGCGATTAATTGTTGTTACTGTTTCCTCTAAATCAATCAGTAATGTAAAAGTACAAAATAATTTGTTCATTAAGTCTGTGTTGGGTGACCATTCATTACCCATAAATATGTTAGGATTGTTTACTAATGATATCTTACTGTCCATTATATTTTGTTTAGTTCGTGATAAGATTTACCCATTTTAATGTTCACTGGGTATTTAATTAACTGTTTTATATCTATTAGCGTTTGTTTTCCGTCTGATTCAGCATAATCGAATAAGAATGCATCATAAGTATACAGTACTATTTTTGTTTGTTTATCTTTTAAATAATCCAATATACCTATCAACATCTTAACGTTAGTTGACGTTTCCATACTTTGAACGATGTAATTCAGCAATTTGGATTGCGTCATCTCACGGTCAGATATAAATATTCGATTTTCTGTCGAATATCGCCCCCCATATTGGTATTCTTCCCATATACCATCGGTTAACGCTACGATATCTTTGAAGAATGGTTTGTTTCTATATTCATCCCATACACCTCCATACAATTGTTTGAATGTTAGTTCCTTAGCTTCTTGAGTACTGACACCTAATAATTCTCCTAATGTCTCGTATGTGTTTTTATCATTAAATTCAAATCCAATCAATTCAGCTATTAAGCGTGGATGATATCCTTGCATATCGAATTCTACAAACGTATCATTTGCGGGCTTATAGCATAAACGTTCGCCGCTTGTTTTATTTAATGCTGCGAAGTTAATACTGTTGTATGTGTTTGAAGGTCTGCCTGTTAGTGTTTGTAAATTGTATTGGCTGTATATTTTGCTTTTGCTAAGGTTAAATTGAGGGTATTTTAATTCCTCACCATAGCAATCCACGAAGCATTTTTTATCTACTTGTATACCTTGTGATTCTATTTCGTGAAATACGCGCGTTAAAGGGCCGTTATTAAACGCATAAACGGCGTTATTTGCTCGGTAACTACGAATTATAGGTAGTATTACATTAAATACGTTTTCGTTTTCTTCGTAATGTTTACTAATTGGAATTAAGCAATTAACATTCGGTAAGTTAGTGTGATTTTTGTAGTAGTATGTAATTGCTGGTACGCGGTGTGACGCTGTTAGGTCCGGAAGTTTAAGGAATTCAATATCGAATAATTTGTGTTCGTGTGGAAACGAATATAATGCTTCTTTCTTATTCAATACGAATAAGCGTTCGGTTTTATTCAATAACCAATCAAATACGTCTTTAGTTTCTAATGAAAAGGATTCATTGTGGTTTAAGCATAGAATGTATCCTTTATGTTCAGATGTATCTCTAACATAAATTAAACTTAATGGACTTAATTTAGGGTGGTAGTTGTCATTCCCTTGAATAAACTTTACAAAGCAATCTTTGAACGGACCTAATTGGTCTAGTTGGTCTTTTCTTTCAATAATGTAGAACATATTTCATAACCTTTTGTTTGCTTTAAGATATGAAAGGAAATTTAGCCTATCAAACCACTTTCTTCTATAGAAGGATTTGTATAAGAAGTATTTACATAAGTAGTTATACCTGGAATTTTCTTCTCTGCTTCTTTTAATTCACTATCTTTAAATTTTCCAGCATAACTTAACGATACTATAACATATAAAGGATTAGATTGAAAATTAGTAAAAGTATCTTTATCTATTTCTTTAATTAATTTTTTAGTAAGTTGATATGAAAAATATCTAGTATTAGAATTATATTGAAATATAAAAGAAGGTGGAACAGCACTATTTAATTTTATTCCAGATATTATTCCATACACAAATGTAGCGGGATTTGTTCGTAAAGGAGTGGTATTAAGAAAATTTATTTTTACTAATACGGGAGCATTAATATTAAATTCTTTACCTGCAAATAATTTACCCTTTGTTTCATAATAATATCCTTGATACTCTCTATAAGTATTTTCAAACATATACTCTTTTCCGATAGTATATTTACTTTTTACAATTTGGTTAGCTGGTATTCTTAGTGACATTATTTTATATAATTATAATGATGTGATTCTGTGGTGGTATTGATATTTTCAAAGCCATATTTTGCTTTATTATCTTGAATCCATTTCCATTCTTTTGGAGTAGATATTGGATTAATTCTACCACCATCCGAATTTGATAAATCTACAGCTAATCCAAATCCATGATTTGAATTACCAGGTTCAGCAGCTGGTATTCCAGCAGCCAGATTTTTTATTCTTACTTGGTCCTCATATGTTCTGTATGATGAATTTACTTTAATATATATCCCCGCTGTATAAGCGTCTGTTAGCATTTTTTCTAAATTTTGCATCGCTGCTGCTTGAAGTCTTATACGTTTTTTATCACTTTGACATACTGAACTCCAATGTCTGATATATATATCTGATCTCATTGGTACTAGTAAATCCTCTATGTCTCCATTTTTTCTTGCTACTCCATTAATTATCTTTGTTGTTCCCCCTGTTGGAGAGGTAATGCCTTGGGTGGTAGGAGATAAACTAGCTTCTTGACCAGTAGTAACTATTGTTATATTACCAAAATCAATAGGGATACCATCAATTCCTTTTTTTGGATCATCTAGTATCATAAATTGAGCATCTATATTAGTTATCCAATCGTTATTTTGTATTGAATGTCCTAAACCAGTAACTGCATACCCTATTTTATTTCCTCCTTCATTTTCTCTTCCTCTATATCCTTTAGGTAATACATCTGAAGGAAGTCTAAATAGATTTCCTATTACTATTCCTCCTATACCATCCATTACTAATGATACTTTAGTAGGTATAATTGCTTTATTTTTTGTACGGGATGTACTTATTGCTTTAAAGAAATTTATCAAATCTTTTAATGAGTTTTGGTATTTACCTGCTTCATCTACATCATAATCTCCATCATTTAATAAACCGGTTTTATGAGCTTCCGGATCTAGATCTGTAAAGAAAGTAAATATTACTCCTAAAGATTCTAATAATGTTGTAAGATTAGATTGAGGAGTATCTAATTTTGGTGGTGAAGTAGGAGTATCTTTTCTAGGTACAATTCTATCTATTATCCCTCTATTAAAATCTACTAATGTATTATTATCTTGTCCTAATGCTCCTCCTTTTACTTGTGAACCAATAGCTATTGTCGCAGTTTGGTCTGGAAATATTTGTGATTCTATTTTGTATGATCTTACTACTGAGTTTAAGTTTTGAACTTGAATTTCAACTATATTTTCATACTTTGAATTTGGATTATCTTTTCTATCAGCATAATTTATATCAATTATTCTAGCTATACCATCTACAGGATCTATAAATAGTTCTAAATTATTTACATCACCCGTTGCAGAAGAAATTTTCTTTAAAATATTTTTTATAAAATCATATAAGGCAACATCGTTTTTTTCTTTAGGATCTTGAGCTGCTAAATCTTTACTTACAATAAGATTATATAACATATTTAGATTAATATATATATTTCCTATTATACCTAATTCATCCTGCCATTTATTATTTGTAAAATATGGTAATTTAAGATGTTGTAGAATTTTAGTACCTGCTGATCCTTTATCTTTTTGATTTTGTAGTTGTTTTGATTTAGCGGCTAATTGCTTATCAGTAACTAATTTAGGATCTTTTGATGCAGCTTCAATAGCAAAATCAGATCCTACTACCTTTTTTCCTTGTTTATCTCTACTTCCTATAGCTCTTCCTATATCTACTGCTGAGTTTAATCCTTCATCTAATAAATCATAAAAACTATCATATTCTGCTAATGTTATTGTAAATGGTATAATTCCCGCAGCTAAAGTACTTACTACATATTTGCCTGGTTCTGTTCTAGGATTAGCTTTAATTTCTATAAATCTTCTTTGTATTTCTTTTAATTCTTCTGTACTAGAGGGTCCGGTTCCTACTGATTCTTGAACATAATCTATTAATTTTTGTATACTATCGGAGTTTGCATTTGTATCAGCAGCATTTATTCTTTTAGCTAATTCTTTCCACCAAGCTGCATCATAATCATTATTTAGTTGTTTACCGTATTTTATCACTACATCTCCTATATTAGGATCTACAGCTCCCGGAGTCAATAATTTAATATCAATTCCATCTGCCCATAGTTGGTTTTTAATAAGACATACTGTTGGGTCAACTGATATCTGTAATGGGTGAGCTAATGCTAGTAAATACCCTTCTCCTGTGACGTTATCAGGTGTTACCCCAACATTAGTAATATCTGATTCTAATACTGATAGTGATGATATTGGGGTTTTTTTATCAGTGTCTTGTAATAGAACATAATTGTTAAGTACATTAACTAAGGATTCTAAAGTAATATATATTTGTTCATCTGTTTTTCCTATATTTCCTCTATTATCAGCTTCACTTGCACCTCCTTTTATATTAAGAGATAAACGAAAAAGTTCATATTTATTTCCTGTAGTTTTAGAAGTATCTGTTAAACTATATGAGTTACCTGTTTTGTCTGAGAATTGAGCAAACCCTGTAGTTCCTCCAAGTTGTTGTCCTATTTCCCATAATTCATAGAATAATCCTGCTAATATATTCTGGTTATATGCTTCAGATAGGTAAGGCATAAAAGCAGTAGATATAGCAGAGGGGGGGTCTGAGACTACATTTTTAGTTATTAATCCTTTAGTTGAAATTTGAGTTTTATTGTCTAGAGGAGAATAATTTATTTTTAAGGATTCCATGATTTCTCCCATAGATATAATTGAGGTATGACAATCATATCCACCATCCATTCTAGCAGTCCAACCATAGTTTTTAATGGTACCATACATAGCATCGTAGTTGCCTTGGTATCCTTTTGTTGTTTGTTTTTCACCCTTTTCATTCACATAATTACCATCTGCTGACTTAGCATATTGTAATCTAAATAATTCTTCTTTATTATGAGCTGTATCTATAATATCTGTATATTCTACACGAGTATTATACTTATTATTATTATCTAAAAATGGAGTCCATCCCCATTCTAATAGTACACTATATCCAGGGCGCATATAGAGTAATTCTAATTCTTCTAATTGTTTAATGTCCCAACATTGAAAGTTTACTGTTGCTTCTCGTAGTGAGCCATATGCACCTTTAGACTTAACATCTATGTTAGTAATACCAGGCATAGGGCGAATACCTAAGCGATACGCTGTTCCATCTGATGCTTTATTGCTATATGCATTTGAGAAATCACCTAATCCTGCTCGTAATTTATTATCATTTAAGATTCCACCTTGTAAAACGTATTGTTTAGCTAATTTGTTATCATATTTTCCATCATCATTTAATTCTTCTAATGTTGTTTTATCAGTAATACCTCCAGTGAATGTATTTACAGATGATGATAATCTAATCCACGCGTTACGTGAATTCATATATGATAGGTTCTGAGGTGTACGGTCGTTTATTGCTTTTTGACGTATCTCTAACTGATCTTTAATACTTTTATTGAATGTTCCTTTAAATATTGACATAACATTATTTCACCTTATTGAATTTATTAAATAAACTTAATACACTTGATACATTAGATGGTATCCTCATTTGTGTTCCGGGTATTGGGAATAATGAACCTTTAGTTACATTATTGTTTGCTATTGATATAATCCAATATAATTCCGAGTCACGATAATAAGTATAAGCCATATAATCAAGTCTGTCTCCTATTGTTGTAATAACATACACATCACTTTCAGATAAAGGTATTGTAGGGTAAATTTTACTCTTGTAATACGGTTTATTATCCGATGTTTTTAATATTGTAGTATTGTCGTAGCGTGTCATTTATTTATATCTATTTTGGAGTTCTAATGATATATCATCTGCTGATTTAAGTCGAGATTCTTTGTTTTGAGAACGTTCAAATGTAGCTCCTCTTCCAGTAAAATCTGACGTTACTATAGGAAGCGGAGGTGGAACTATTACTGGATCGGGATCTGGTGCTGGTTCTGGTGTTGGTGGCACAGGAGAAGGAGGTACAGGAGAAGGAATTTCTTCTTTGTAAATATATTCTCTTTCAGCTCCTCCAATATTTTTATTTGGCCCAGTAGAATTCCAGTTTTGAGCTATATGAGATGTACCATCTGTTTTTCTTGACAATCTATTTTTATCTCTAGTTTGAGAACCAATAGGAGTAAAGCTTAATTGTACTTCTATAATATGTGGTAAATTTAATTCAAGAGGTTTTCCATCTTGACTTGCTAATGATATTTCCCAAGGTGAATCTTGTGGTATTGTATATGATACTGAATCTAATTTACATAATTGGCCATCAATATAGTTACCTATGGTCATTCTAACAAGTGGTCCTTTCATTAATACCCCCAATGTACCTCCTTGGTCTGAGTAATCAGGCATTAAGTTACTCATTAAATAATTTAATTTTTGATACATTGGCTCCATTTCTTCAGCCGATAATGCTGCTACTTTAAAGCTAACACTCATTTTTCTAGTAAATCCATCATATATATAGAATTGATCTCCTCTACCAGCATATTTAATTGGACTCCATGTTGCATCTACACCATCTGAAAAGGCAGTTAAGTATGCTCTAAATATCATCCACATGGCTTTACCCATAGGATTGTGAGTATCTATAGCTTGTATTCTAAATTTAACTAAATCTCTTATAGTTGCTAGTTTCTTTTGATATGGATATGAAGAATCGGTAACTAGAATTGGAGTATCATCCTCAAGACTTCCCATTTCATCTTCAAATATAGGTGTTAAAGTAGCTTCATCTTTTCTTCCAGCACCAACTCTAGTTTCACGCGTTAGTGTCGTCCATTTACCTTTTAAAGTAATAGTCTGGCCGTAGCTATTCTTGTATTTTGGAGATTTAAGGGATGTTGGATATAAAAGTTGGTTGCCTATATTATCTTCTGTTTTATGAATTATTTTTGTGTATATTCCTAAATTAGGTGAAGAAGAAGATAAATTTTCTACCTTTGTATTAATATTATTATAATCTCTACCATAAACTAATGTAGGAGATGAAACTTGAACATTACTTGTTTTATCACCCTCTCTAGTATAAGCTCCAGGAAATGTTGAAGGACCATTTAGTGATATATCTCTAACATTGGATACTGTAGGTAAATCCGCTGGGCGTTGATGGAATATAAATTTATCCTTTTCCTTAGCTAGATTATCATTTAACGTTGTTGGGATATTATTATCATTATTAGATATAGGTCCTTTTTTAGTTGATGGATCAAAGGAATATGTTGATAAAGAGGAGGAAACTATATTAGATACTCCAAAGAATCTATCTATTTGTTTTATTTCTTGAGGATCTCCTTTATTATCCCTTGTTTTTCCGGAAAATGCCTTACTTTGTTTTAAGGCTAAGTCAACTTTAAACTTATCTTCAGTAAAAGTAGTTCTACTAATAAGAGTATTACCAATACCATAAACCGAACCAGGACCTCCTATATAGTTAGATATAGTAAGTTGAGTAGGTTTTAAAGCAGGAATAGTAATTCCAGTAAATTTACCTATAATATCTGTAATAGTATTAAGTAATTTAATCTTATCTTTACTTATAGTAAGGTTAGTCTTTTTATCTCCAAGTTGAAATTTAGTAGCTAATAATTCTAATCTGTTAGTACCATTTTCATTGTTGTGTGTAACTACGGCTGAGTAGTATTTATTTGGATCAGACGTAGGTAAGAAACCATGTCTTACAATATGACCACCAATACCATTAAGAGGTACTTGTGCTAATGTATTAATACCAAGGTTGTAAATGCGGGTAGGTCCTACTGCATTTTCTATTTTACCTGCTACGTTAGCTACAAAGTTAATAGCATTAGTAATGAATCCTCCACCAGTAGTAGAACGATTTGTTTTTACTTCTTTTGATTCTAAACGTGGATTAGATAATTGTAAGCCAACTTGCTTTACAATGAATAACGGACCTTTTGGAGTATCAGTTAGAAATTTACCAATACGAAGCGTATCAGTAATTGATGAATTTAACATGCCTATAACTCCACCTCTAACTAATCCCTCGTCGAAGTTACCAAATCTCAGCCTATTAATACCTCTATCAACAGTGTTGATGTCAGTTTTAATATATGGTTGCCCACTACTTCCTCCATCAGCACGATCGTGACCGTACTTAATGGATTTAAGATCTGTTTTTAGTTTTAATAACGAACCCATTTATATAGTATTAGTAACGTCCGCCTGCTGGTCCTAAGTCTTTATATGTAAGACCTGTTTTTGATTTGTATGCTTGAGATACTACTCCTCTTGGTTGTAATTTTGGAGCGTTAGGATCTAATTCGTCTAATCTAGATTCAGCTTTAACTGTAGTTACGCCGTTTTTGTTGAAATCTTTTAATCTAACGTTAGGTATACTATCTACAGAGTATGTATTTTGTAAGTTACTAGCAGCTGGGTCTAAATTTGATGAGGCATCTATGTATCCCCAAGCAGCACTATTTGGTTGTGCGTTAAATCCGTTACCTACTAAGCTTAAAGTGCTTTTTGATAATTGGTCAATTATTGGCATGATTATATTGTTTTATTGTTTGATATAAATATTAAAGTATTATGCTACTTTATGTGAACCTTGAGCTAATGTGGTACCTACTTTTTTACCATCCATGTGAACTGATGAATCTTTACCGTATAGGCGATCTATTGATGTTTTAACGGCGTTTATAGCCATTATCATTGGTGTTAGATCTATTGATGGACCTTGCATTGATTCGCCGCCTTTATTTCCACCAAATAAATCAGTACCTGCTACTATTGAATCCTCTTTATTTAATTGAATAGAACCTTTTGGACCAGATACTATTGTTTCTCCACCTGGACCTATCATACCATCATCCATTTGGCTATATATTAATGCTCCTACTCCAGCGGCTAAAGCTAATCCTAATATTGCTTTAAAAGGATTAGCAACTACCCATGCGGCTGCTATACCTATTGATGTTGCTAAATCTTTTCCTTTTGCTATGTTAAGAGCTCCTTGTGTTGTTAATTGTCCAGCAAGTGCTGCTTCTCCCGCTACTAAAAATCCTAATTTAAGAGATTCATACATTGCTCCTAACTTTTGAGCCGCTGTAATTGCTAAGAATACTGCTCCTATACTTGTTACAAGAGGTAATATATTACTTATTATTTCTAACATTTTTCCAAGAGGACCTGCTACTAAATTCCCAATAAAGTCTTGTAATTTTTCTATAGCGGCATTAAATTTATCTTGTATTGCTTGCCTATTTTCAGCTTCAAGTGCTTCTTCTTTAGTAATTTGTGCTAATGATTTACCTTGTTCTGTTGCTATTTTTTGTTTTCTTAATTGATCTGATAATTGATCTGCAGTTAAACCTACAGCATCCGCCAATGCATTTTGCTGTAGTACATTCATTTTTTGGTAGTCAGATAACGTACCTACATTCTTATTTAATTCTTCTGCTAATGTTATTTGGTCACCCGATAATGCGGCTGCTCTTGCTTTTTCAAGATTTAACTGCTTACCAGTTAATAATTCAGCATCTAATTCTTTACTAATAGATGATTCAAAATTTAAAAGAGAAGCACCTTGAGCAGCTGTTTGTTCTAATGAAGTACCTAATGCTTGTGCTTGTACAACTGCTTTAGTTATTAATCCGGGATTATTTTGTAAGTTTGCTGATAACTGACCTGACACTTTAGAAGCGGCGGCCATTGTTGTTTTAAAATCTGCTGACCCTTTAACTGCATTTCTAGTATTAACAAAAGCAGCTACCATCTCGTCATTAACTTTTTCCGATGATTTACCCGTTAATACTGAGAATTTATAAATACCGGCTGCTTCCTCTCCAGATAATCCTAACTGCTTAGTTAACATTATTTGTGTCTTTAAGACATCTGCTGAATATTCTGCTACTCCTCCTGTTGCCTCATTCAATTGGCTCATTGCCTCTCCTGCACTTTTTAGGGTAACATTTATATTATTTGAGTTTTGAGCTATTTCTACTAAATTAGATGTTACTCTATCAGCATTATCGGCTCCATACCCTAAACTTTTACTTGTTTTTACTGATACTTCATTGAAACGTAAAGCTGAATCTAGTATTAATTTAAATAGACCTACTAAAGTAAACATTTCAGCTATCTTCTTTGTGCTGAATTTTTCATTTACATAATCCAACATAGCAATACCATTTCTTATTTTTAATTCCTGTTTTGCTAAAGCTATTTCTTCTTTTTGTTGTTCTATTAAATTTTCATGAGCTTGTTTAGCTAGATCAATTTGCTTAACTAAGGCCTCTTGTGCATCTTTTTTTTGAATTATTAATTTTAAATCTTTTTGGTTTTGATCTATTATATTTTGATTTTCTCTAATTTCTGTTTCTAGTTGTTCAACAAGATTAGAATTACCCTCATCTTCGGCTTTATTTCTTCGTCTTATTGCGGCATCTGTTTTTCCTAATAATGTATTTAATGAGGTTTTTTGTCGAATTTCAGCTTCAGCGGCTTGTGCAGATAAAGCATTTGCTTTAGCTCTATCACTATCTAATTTAGCAGTAACACTTGCTTGAGTAGCTAATGTTTGTGTTTGATCTTTTATTAATTGATTTAAAGATGTTTCTAAACTTTTAATTGAACCTGATCTGTCTAGTCTATTTTGTACACTTTTTTCAAGATTAACTGATGCTCTTTGTAATTCTTTTGCAACATCTAACGACTCCTTTTCTTCTGCTGTTAATCTTCCTAAAGTTTTTTCTAATTTTTCGTATGTACTAGCTAAGTCTTTAACAGCAACACCCTGTTTTTGGATGATATCAAGTCGTTTCTGTTCTTCTTCGGGTGTTAATTGATCGGGCATATTGTATTAGTATATAGTATAAATATAAAGGAAGGTCCTACTTTCGTGGGACCTTCGCGGTATATGTTGGATTAGCAATGTTGGGACGTACTATATCTTTGCTAGATTTATTATTTTTTAGCATATTTTGTTGCTTTTCAGCATCTTCATTCTGTTTAGTGAAATGTTCATTTAACAGATTAAATGTAGTACGACGCAACCATAGTGGCATATTATAAACGGTTTCCCAATCATAACCTCCACCACCATGAAATACAATTTCATGTATTTGTTTGAATAGATGTGGTCTATACTCCGGAGTCAGGCCAAAAAAAGTTAAGCGAAATTGGAATCGCTATACCCTCCCCTGTATAATTTTCATCGTCAGGCATAAACTTAAGGTTAATATCTGGTTGTACTTTGCTATAATATTCGCGTAATGCTCTAGCGTCTGGTGCTAATAGGTAATTATCTACAAAATCGCGTACTGCTTTTGCTTCTCTATCACCATTAATAGATGTAATCATATATTTCATACGAGTTGTTACATCGGATGAACTGTTTGGATTAATTTTTTGTAATCCTTTAATTTCAGCTTCAATTTTCTTTTCATCACCATGTGTTAATAACTTAAACGTAATAGTATTACTTGATTTAGGTAAACTAAAAGTAAAATCATTTACACCAGCTGTAAATAAAGATTCGTCTATTGGTTTTTCATCTAATGTTGATAAATCAACACTTATTTCTGTTTCTTGTCCGCGTTCGTTGGTATATTTAAACGAATAATCAGCACCATATCCAAGTATGCGAGCTGCGATAAGTATAGCATTTTTATCGCCGATTAATAATTCATCGTAGTTGATTTTTGTAACGATTAGTGCTTGCAATAGTTTATCTATTACTGTACCTTGACGAATGAAATTACTGTTGGTAAGGATATCTTCTTCCTTAGCCGTCATATATTTCATAGAAATTTCACCTTTGGAAAGTGGTGATTCTTTAGGATACAATAAACCTTTTGATGGTAATGTAACTATTTCTGTTGGTAAATTCAATTCAGCCATAAACTTATTTTATTTTTGTTCGTATATAAATATATGCAGAAAGAAAGCGCTTACCAAATAGGTAAACGCTTTTCTTAAAATTGTATAAGATTCTAGAAATTCAATACGCAATAATCCATAGCAACTGTTACACTAAGTGAAATAGCTGCATCACCAGAAGCCCAATCATAATCACCAAATGTAGCTGTTTTAACATAAGCTCCTTTGATAATCCACTCTCCAACGATATCGCCTACTGGTCCTAAAACGTTTAATGTAAGATCTTTCTTGTAGAAATCAGAATAACCATCACGACCTGTTACTGATTCATGTGCCAAACGAGCCCATTCCATTACAGATTGTGCACCACTTGGAGTGATTGGATCATATAATTCCATTGTTATGTCGTTCCATTTAACTTTACCCTTAATTTTACGGTAAACGTTGATGTGATCTAATGTGATCTCACCGGCATCAAATCCAGGAGCATTAGCTTTCTTAATTAAGTATGCGGGAATACCGTCTATATACATGATAAAGCGATTTGCAACCTTAGGTTCAAACGCTGTAAACATGATTTCATTTGGATTTAATACTGCCATTTTATGTTGTGTTTTTTATCTATTAATAAATATTAAAGAACTACATCCCCTATGCAGGGAATGTAGCGCCAGTTGGTAATATGTTGAAATTCAAGATAATAAACTCAGCAGTTTTTGTTGGTTGAATATAGATTTGACCTACCAATTGGTTACGATCTACTACATCAGCTGTGTTATTTGTATCATCCATTACTACTTTGTAAGCATACAAACCTTGACGTTGTACTACTGATTCTAAGTATGGATTAACTCTAGCTAAGAAACTATTTCTTGTTACAGTTGTATTTTGTTCAAATACCAAGTTACGTGAAACACCACCAATGTATTCTTTCAACGCAATCAATAAACGACGAACGTTTACGCGATCTAATGCTGTTGGTTTACGTTGTAATGTTTTCTGACCCCAAACACAAACTCCAGTTCCTGGGAATGTAGCTAATGGGTTAACGTTTCCTGTGTATAATGTATCTCTGTCTGTTTGTTGTAATCTACGTTCTGCACGTATTACTGATGGAACACCACCTCTGTTTAAACCTGCTGGGGCAAACCATTCAGCACCTACTTGGTCGTTGAATGCTAATACACCACCAATTACTGTTGATGGAGGACACCATATTACTCTACCTAAGTTATTAGAAAATAATTGAATCCAAGGGTAGTAAGTTGCGGCGTAGTTGCTTGATAAACCTGATGCGTTTGTAGTTGCGCCTGCAATTGAAGTACTGTATTTACCAGCATCTGTAATTGCAATTGCATCTCCTCTACCTTCACATACTGAAATCATATTATCGGCCGCTGCTGTATCTAAACCAACACCTGGTGCCATTAATACATTAAATTGATATTCATCTTTATTTGTTAATAAATTAAATGCTAAATTATAGTCATCTGGATGGAAACCTTGAATGTTTGTAATTGTAATATCTTCATTCATTAGTTTAGTTGCTGATGTGTCAGCTACTCCTCCACTAAATGAACCACTTGCTACTAACGGTAAAGTAAGAGCATATGAAGCTGATTTGAAATTACCATTATTATCAATTGAATCTGCATTTGGTGTAGTAACTGATTTTACACGAACGTATTGTGATGCGTTTGAGAAACTTCCTGAAAAATTTACAAATTGATTAGTAACATCATATACTGGTTTTAAATCACCAATAACGCGAGAGATATAGTTAGGTAACATTGGATCTAAACTTACGTTTGCCCATGTTTCTAAGATATTTTTTTGTGCTTGATTATCATCACCACGACGTACTACGATTGTAAATGTACCACCATTGCTGCCAGTATTTACGTTAGTTACTTCCCAACGTACATTATATGCTGATCCACTAGCTAAAGCGCCACTAACTTCCGCACTTACACTATTCATTTGGTTACCCCAAGCTAATGTTTCAAGTTCAAATGAAGTATTTACACTAGCTGATACAGGAGAAGACGCATAAGTACCAATATTAGCTGAACCGCTAACGATTCTAGTAACTAACAATGTTTGACCACCATTAGCAAAGTATTCTCTTGCTGCTTGTGATGTGAAATATTCGTAATAGTAACTACCACTTTTAAATACATCACCAAATAGTGATAAGTATTGACTGTATGTAGTAACGTAAGTTGGTACGAATGGACGACCACTTACAGTTGGACCTACTATAGCAGCTCCAAGTACTTGTGGTGCTTGTGTGTATAGACTTTGGTCTGATTCGATCTGGAATACTCCAGGAGAAAGAATGATCTCTGACATTGTGTATAATTGTTTAAATTTTTATTATTAGGATTACCTAGCAATAAATATCCATAAAACCATACAAAACGCAGAGATCCTTTAATTAAAATGCTGTAATTTCACCACTCTCGGGATTAATGTTCCCTACGCCATATTTTTCTTGTAGTGCTGTTACTACTTCTCTTTCTCTATCACCTAATTTAGTAATATCGCTAACGATATTGTCTTTTTCGGTTTCGATACGTGTCTTTTGAGCTAGTAACGCTTGTAGTTGTGCTTCAATGCTACCCAATTCAAATACAAATTTATTGTATTGTTGTTGTAGATCTTTAATGCTTTGTAGTTCTTCAGCTGTTAGCTGTTTTATTGATTCTGACATAGTCTTTATTTTATTTTATTTCTTCCATCTTTTATCGGGACATGCATCGGGACCAGCAGGGGTAAACAATTTCTTGCTAAGTGGACATCCACATAATCCGCAAGTCCATATGTCTTTATTGTCTTTAACATACCAACTATTGTTTCTATGGGGACATTCCCCACATATAGCAGCACGCTCTTCAGCTAGTGCTTTTTGTTCGGGTGTTGGATTTGCAGCCGCAATCCATGCTTTAGCTATTTCTACTATTTTTAACATTTATGCTTCGTCGTCCAATAATGAAAGTAATACTTTTGGATAATCTTTAGATTTAATATCTTTAAAGTCTTCAATTGTGAATTCTTTAACTTTAATATCTACTGATTGTTCTAATAATTTAATAAATTCATCATTAAATGTAATATATGCTGGATTCATATCGGCTGATATAAGTTTGCCATCTGCATCCTTCACTTCATTAGTGTATAAGGGAATACTGAAGTTTTCGCCGTCTTGTACTCCGTGCTTTTTAATAAGATCTTCACGTAGTTTATCTACGAGAGTCTTTTGCTCGGTTGTTTGTTTTACTACTTTTTCTAGGTGATACTTAATAATAAGTGGTAATTCTTGAAATAATAATCCCTCTACCAATTGTTCACCTGTTTGTTGATTTTTAACGCCATTTAATTCTGCGTCTAGGTCTAATACTTTACCTAATGATAATGTAACTGTTTTCATCTTTATTATTTTGATTTTTTATTTGCTTTCATTTTAGGAACTGCTTGTTTTACTTGAGTTGTTGTCTTTTTTGCTTTAGCAATTACTTCGTTTTTAGGAGCAGCGGCTGCAGCTTGATCAATCATTTTCTCAACATCTTGCAATACTGGAGATACGGTTTCTGATACCTGTTCTACTTTTGCTTCAACTGAAGATACAATCGCTTTAATTTTCTTATAATTAGCGATAATGGCGCCGATAATTATCACGGCTACTAAGATAATAAGTAACATATTTTATATTGTTTTGTTTGATATAAATATATACAAGATCTAGGAGCCAACCAAATTTTTCTTACCCTTCTAAAGTAGTAGTTGTAGTTGTCGTACTAGTTGTAGTTGTATTTAACCATGGTGAGGTTAATGTTATTGATGGTGGTTGGATTTGGTTTGCAATCTGTGCAGCTAGATTTTCTTTCATTCTACCTACACTACCACTACCCATAGATTCAGTAACCCATCCCGTTACTTGCTCTAACGTTAAATCATTAAATGATGTAAATGCGGATCCTGAAGAGTAGATTAACGATTGTGCACCTATTAATAATGCAGAATATGAACCAGTAGTAGCATGAAACTGCCAATGTGCTAAGAATACTACGTCTGTTTCACTTGAAGCTGTTGGGTATGCTTCTAGTGGGTTAATTGTCCAATTGTAATTGATTTCCATTTGTTATTTATTTTATTAATTGTTTTAAATTTTCAATTTGTGTGTTTGCTGCCTCTAATTTTGCGTTAAGTTCTTTCATACCTTCAATCAATATACCAACTACATTCCCATAAGCCACACTATATTCATCAACATCAGCAGCATGAATTACAACTTCAGGTAATATTTCATTTATTTCTTGAGCAATAACACCTGTTTGTCTACCTTTTTCTTCTTCACCAATCTTAGTAAAGAATACTCCTCTCATTTGTATTATTTTTTCAAGAGCATTATCTATAGTTGCTATATTTGTTTTTTTACGAATATCGGATGCTTGAGTAAGAGTACCTGTCGTGTATATTGATCCTGTTACATATAATCCATATGCTGAAGATGTTGCAGAGTCATTAATTCCGAAACAAACATTACCTATACTATAATAAAAATACCATCTTCCTGCACTTTCTTTATATACACCACCATTACCACTAGAATCATACATCACTCCATTAACATTACTATAGCCACACGAAAATCCAGCCCATCCATTTTTACTACCTGCATATCTCCATTGACAATATGATGTTCCATTATTTGCGTACATTAAAGCACCATAAGCACTTCCTGCTAATACAGAAAGATTTACATAATCAAATGTAGGACTACTAGTAGTTGCTAGATTTTGGTTAATACTGTATGCTGTGATGTTACTAGCTGTACCTGTTACACTTATTCCCCAAGTTCCACTTGCACCAGAACCTGTAAGAGAAGGAGAATATGACGTATAGTTACCACTATGTAAGAAATGCCACCAAGTATACCAAGTTCCTGCATAGCCACTTCTCCATTGAATGTCAGTACCACCAGCATAGTCAGCTTGTATTTGCCACATAGTATCTGAGGCAGCAAGATGTAATAATGGTGCATAACTTTTGGTACCGCCTGAGCCACCTTCAGTTCTATACACTCCACTTGTTCCTACATTTAATGTAATTCCACCTGCTTGACCACCATTATAATTTATATTATATGTGCTATTTGAATAGCCACTAATATTCGTTTGGTCTCCTGTGTTTGTTCCTGATGAAGCGCCACTATGTGTACCACTGAAGTTAGATGCTCCAATAGTACCTGTAAAACTTCCATTTCCACTTGAATTAACAGTAAATACTGGTGACGCAGTATTGCCAAAATGAAAACCAATATAATCTGTACCTCCTTGATAATAACCTAATCCATAAGGTGTTGCGTTACCAAATGCCCAAATTCTATTATACCCTGAAGCATATGTTGCACTTAAGAAACCACCACTTGCTCCTCCTACTGCTGTTATAGTTCCACCTGCTGAAATAGCTCCACTTGTCCATATTCCTGAACCAATTGCTGTAGTAGTAACACCATTTTGCATATGTAATAGCTGATGGTTTAATCCTGCTTTTGATTGAGGATTATTTCCAGCACCTCCATAGTCTGGATTATAAGACCAGGCCAAACCATATAGAGGACCTATAGTACTTGATGCCCCACCATTTGTTAAAATATAATCAATACCCATAGCAAATATAGCTTGGGTTTGTGCAGCATCATAAACACCTATTAATCCTTTTCTTCCATTACTAAAAGTAATATTTTGTGATGTGCTACTACCTCTATTTGTCACAGATCCTAATGTATCTGTTTCTGTATAGCTAGTAATATACCCAGCACCATTCGTTAACTGGTTATTATTTGTAATACCATTTGTAATTGTTACTGCGCCTGTTGCACCACTTATTGAAATATTAGTTCCTGCTACTATTGAAGTTACACCACTATTTGTGATAGTAACAGCACCTGTTGCTCCTGATACTGAAATACCAGTGCCAGCAACATTTGAAGTTACACCTGTATTAGCAATAGTTACAGCTCCAGAACCATTATATGAAGTTCCACTTAATCCAGTACTTATAGTTAATGTAGCTAAATTGCTACCTAAAGCAATTCCTGAGATTGTACTGTTAGATAAAGCGGCATTTGGAATAGATGTTAAATTAGCTCCGCTACCTGCAAATGAAGTTGCAGTTACAGAACCTGTAACGCTCATACTGCCTGTAAACACGTGCGTGTTAGCAACTAACGATCCAAAACGTGTAGATCCAGTTATAAAGCTAACAGATGATGTTACTGTCTGTACTACCAGCGTTTGTGCTGTTAATGTACCTGTAGATGTAATACTACCTAATGTATTGAGGGATCCGGTTACAGTTAAACTACCCGATATAACTGCACTTCCTGTATAGGGGAAGGGAGATATATATCCTGTAAGATATGATGCTGTTGCTGCGAATGATGCAGTTCCTAGTAATGAGCCAGTTATACCACCGGTTACGTTAAGCGATCCTGTTATTGTAGAGTTGTTCTGGGCGATAAGCCCGTTTCTAGCTAAGAATTCATTTGGCATTTATATTGTACTCTGTTTCACTGTCCACAGAGTGAGGGTTTCATATAAATATTAAGAAAGTGGAGGCAACGGTATTGTCCATTCTTCCGTCGCTAATATAACCAATATTTCCTCGTATGTATATGGTCCTTCCTTCGTAGTAAGGTCTGCTACGCATTTTGGAATAACGCCATCCCATTTAACGAATGTTTTAGTTCCGTCTACTGATTTGCGTACTGTATCGATTGATGTTTCGTGTACCTTAGTGAAATCGATTTGATCTAATTCTGATACATTAAATATCATAAATTCTCTATGTTCGTAGTCTTGTAGTTCCATAATGTTATAAGCCGAAGCGTGTTTTAGTTAAGTTATAGTTTGATGTTATTTCTGCTTCTGAAAGTGCTCTATTATACATGAATATACTTCCAGCATTCAGTGTACTTGCAAAAGATGAATCATTTTTAGCACCATATGCTATGGCTTGAGATGTGTTACTTATTGACCAATCAGTAATAGTGACATCCCATAATTTAATTGAATTATCCCAATATAAGGTAAAACTAGTACCACTTTTTACTAATGTAGTAAGAGCCCATCTACCTACTAATGGTGTTGTTCCTGGTGTATAGAAATTATTGTATTGGGTTCCTACTAAAGGAGATTGATATAATCCGGATTGTGTATCAATTCGGAAGAATTGATTTATTGTATCTGCAAATCGATATCCTGTTAGTAAATTCTTTACTCCAGCTTCAGACCAGAATAACCCGTCTAGATTATAATCACCACCTGTTCTAAAATAATGCCAGGTTTGCCATGTAAAGTTACTGCTGTATATTGTTGTATTACCAGGAATTGATACCCAATCATTTGTACCATCTAATACTATTACTCCACCATTGCTACCACTATATGTAGGGCCATTTGTTAAAGTAGCATTAAATCCATTTCCGCTTATGTCATACCAAGTTGTACCGCTACCTGGGTACGATGATGGAATACTAGCATCTAAATTTAGTACTAATCCCTCTGCTATTATTGGAGATGCTGCCGTTGTCGTACTAGTTGTAGTCGACGTAGTTGTTGTTGTAGGTGCCGCTGTCGTTGTACTAGTTGTAGTCGACGTAGTTGTCGTTGTTGGTACATCTATAGACATCGGTCCGAATCTAGTATATCCGTAAATTTTGATTGCCATATTATGCTTCTATTGCGATCTGTTGAACACGATATTTTCTACCTGTTTCGTCCGCTGCCTGCAGTTCTTCTGCTTTCGCTTGCGCTTCGGCTTCGTTATCGTATTGGTAGATTGGATCTTCTGGTGTTAAGCGAGCAACCCAGATACTGTCATTTAAAGGAATAAATTGCATTTGTACTTGATACATATTATTTGTTTTTTAGTTCGTTTATTTGTTTATCCTATTTTTACTGCGATCCAAGCTCTGCCATCTCCCATTATCTTCCAAACTTTACCAACTGATATTTGGTATTGTTCAAATGTAGGGTTGGTTACTGCTTGTCCGCCTATTTTTCCGTTTTCTAATTGTATTGGGATGATGTAGTCTCCTACAGTTGCTCCTGTTACATTACAAGGTACCTGACCTGAGAATGATATACGATCTACTTTTGCTCTTGCAGTTTCTAGTTTAGCTTCAAATGCTGCTTGTATTGGTGCAAATTCTTCATCTGTTTGGTCTGTAGTTTGTTGAGGTTTTTTACCAATTGTATCTTCATTACCCCATATATCACCTCCAACATACGATGGATCTGTTGATTTAACAACAAATGATTTAGCATCATTAAATATGTTTGTTAATTTACCGTTGGTATTTACTCCAACAATATCTCCTTTATTAATAACGTCATCTACTATTTTAGTCATATATTCAGCGTAATCCGCACCTGATGCATTAATAGTTCCACTAGCATTTATTGAACGACTTGTAGATGAATTTCTTGTAACCCCCATAGAAGTTGCAGCACCATTTGGACTTGTTCCATCTGATGAATAGAAAAAAGCAGTATCATTAGCTGCTGTACTATATCCACTAATAACTAATATAGTTGATCCTTGAGCAACTTTTAAATTTATTCTATGGGATGTTACGTTAAATCCATCACCAAGGTAAGTATATCCTGCTTTAGATATATTAAATACATTTGTCATTGAGTATGCAGTACCTGCTGTTACAGAACCATTATATGCATCCCAAGTTAAATTTCCACCCGCAAAAGTAAATCTACCAATTCCATTTGCAGATGTATAAGAAGCGACATTTGTATTTGATGAGCCATAAGTATGATTAGAATCAATATAAGCATCTTCTGCATTTCTCCACATAATGGCTATACCACCATAAAATGCTTGTCTATATGTTGCGTTATTAGTGCTTAGAACAGCATATCCACCATAATCAAAATTGCCATCAGAACTAATTTTCATTCTTTCTGAGCCACCTGTATAGAATAAAAAAGTATTTACTGCTAAAGCATAAAAATTCCCACTCGTTGTTCCTATTTCTCCTTGTAAAGTTGTATCATAATACCAAGTTGCTCTTGCTGCGTTTGAGGCATTACTTGATTGTATTGATAACTGACCTCTATTAGTTGCATTTACTCCTTGAACATGTAAAGATGCACTTGGACTTGTAGTACCTATACCTACATTTCCAGCACCTGTAATACGCATTCTTTCTATACTACTTGTCGTTTGAAATATTAAAGCACCGAATGAATTTAAAAGTAAATTTGTTGAAGCATTGCTATATTCCAATCCACCACAATTTGTTGTATTATTAAAGAAATACATTGCACTATAACCTGCTGCATTAGGATTATTAATTACCATTGCTGGATATTGGCCTCCACCTGCCGATGCAGTATTTTTTTCTATTTTAAATAACCAATCAGGACTTGTAGTACCTATACCTACATTACCATTATCATATCTTATTGTAAATTTTTCAGATTCGCTTCCTTGATATGAAATTAAATGATAATGCCCATCTAATCCTGCTCTCATCATCCATCCACCTGCATCATTATTATTTTGTACTAAATATAATTGTGGTATGTCAGAAGCAGGTTTAATGCTTAATGGTCTTAATATTGCTGCACTACTAGTAGTTCCTATACCTACATTACCATTACTACCACTAATAGTTATCCTTGCAGCTCCATTAGTAAATAATATTAAATCTTTAGCAACTGCACTTCCAAACATTGAAGCATAAGCAGTTGAGTTAGTAACAGTAGTTCCTGCTACACTTGATTCTTGTATTAATTGTGTTCTACCACTTGTAGTTATGATATCAATGTATTGATAACCTGTTGTTGCAGTAGTTGCACTTAATAAAGCACCATTATTTCCAACTGTTGAATTAATTTGTCCAGAGAATGTACCCGTACCTGCCACAGCCAATGACCCAGTTATTCCAACCGACCCAGTCATTACTTGTGTATTCGATAATGAATTTCCAAACACATTCGATCCACTACTATATAGCACGGATGATGTAATAGTTTGTACTACTAACGTTTGTGCCGTTAATGTACCAGTAGATGTTACACTACCTAATACATTAAGTGAACCTGTAATAGTAGTAGAACCACTTACTTTCATTGTGCCTAACACTTCTAAACGAAATCCATTATCTACTAAAGTAGTATTAAGAGCAGCAGCTCCTATTTGAGTATTGCCATTATTTTTAATGGACATTTTTGTAGTGCCTGTGCCGAAATCTCCTCCAGTGTAAAAATCATGAGTTCCTGAACCTCCAGCCACCCAACTAATATTACCTACATAATCCGTTCTCCATTTGGCTACTACAGAGCCATTTACTAAAGATGAAATTACGTTTTGACCAGTTGTTGAAGGATTATTAATTATTAAATGAGAACCGGTTCCACCGGTATTAGTGTAATTAGTATTAGCAAGATTAATTGTAGTAGCTCCATTCACACCTAATGATCCTGTTGTATTGAGGGATCCGGTTACAGTTAAACTACCCGATATAACTGCACTTCCTGTATAGGGGAAGGGAGATATATATCCTGTAAGATAAGATGCGGTTGTTGCGAATGATGCTGTACCTTGAAGTGATCCAGTTATACCAGCAGTTACACTAAGTGAGCCTGTAATAGCAGTATTGCCATTTAGTTTTGTTGAGCCGGACACTTCAAATTTATTTGTGCCGCTAGGAGCGACACCAATTCCTATGTTGTTGGATGAATCTTGGGAGATGCCATCGGTTAAAAGTCCTGTTGAGAATGTTTTGCCCATATATTATTTGTTTTCTAATTGTGTTATGCGTGATTCTAATGCTTCGTTTTTAGCTGATAGTTCTTGTATTGCTTTTAACATTGGTGTAATTAGTCTTGAATATTCAATACCAACCATTTCTTTTGAACCGTCCTCTTTATCATTATAATTAATTAAAAAGTCGGCTATTGGTGCAGTATCTTCAGCAATTAAACCATAGTTTAAATCTTTATAAATATTTTCAGTAAAATTACCTGTGGAATCTTTTTTTCGATAATTAAAAGTAACAGGGTTTAATTTATATAACCAATCTACATTTGATACATTTTCGATATTCTTTTTAGATTCTCTTATTGATGAAATGCCACCCAAACCTCCTGCACCATCAATATATACAGTTCTAGGTGAAGATGAAATAGTATTACCATATACAACACTATTTAAAATTACATATCCACCACTTGTAATACGCATTCTTTCTGCAAAACTTCCTAATCCAACATCACTTACACTGCCAAATCTTAAATCTTTTTGAAATAAAATAGCAGGGTTATCTGCGGATGATGCTCCTGAATATAATGAAACTGAAGAACCTGCATCAAGAGATAAAGATTGTATTAACGCAGTAGTACCACCTGATATTCCTCTTACAATTAAATTAGTTGCTGAAGCTAAACTACTTGGACTTGTAGTTCCTATTCCTACATTGCCTGAACCATCTATTGACATTCTATAAGCAGATGCAGTTAATGAATAAAACCTTAATGCAGCTTGACCTGCTACTGCTCCACCATCACTTTGAATAATCCAATTTGAGGCAGTACTACCTGTATTTTTTAATTCTAATCCACTTGCAGTTCCTGAACTTATAACTGATAATGCAGTAGTTGCTGAAGTATTAAATGTAGCTGCTCCTGTAGAGGCTATAGTTAAAAAATCTATACTATTTGTACCATCGCTTCTTTGAGAATTAAATAAAAATGCACCATTTGTAGCATTATTAATACCATAAGAAAAAATCCTTGAAGTATTACCTGAAAAGTCAATAAGGTATCTACTTCCACCAAGTCCTCCTGGGTTAACCCCTGTTCCTGTTAAATACCCTCCTATACTCACACTACTATTAAATATTGCAGCATTGCCAAATTTCCAACTTGGACCATCTGCTATGAAGTTTGTTCCATCATAATAGAATCCACCTAAACTTACATTAGCAGCACTTTTAAATCTTAATAAATAGTTACTATTAGCAGATTGTATAGTTAATGAATTTGCATCTACAGCGGTAGCAGAACCAACTGTAAATGCAGAAGGTATAATAGCAACGCTACCAGTTATCCCAACACTACCAGTAAACGTCTGTGTATTGCTTAATGAATTTCCAAATATGTTAGATCCACTACTATACAGCACGGACGAAGTAATCGTTTGTACTACTAGCGTTTGCGCTGTTAATGTACCTGCTACTGTAAATGCATTTGCAAACGATGATGTTACGGCGGTTGTTGCAAACGATGCACTAACCGCATTCAATACGTAGGATGCAGTAACAGCATTAGTTGCTACAGATGCTGATACAGCATATGATGCTGTAGTAGCGAATGATGCACTAACCGCATTCAATACGTAGGATGCGGTTGTTGCTACACCCTGAAACGATCCTGTCATTCCGCCGGTTACATTTAAACTGCCTGTTACAGTTAAACTGCCCGATACCGACACAATACTGCCACTATGTG